TAATACTCAGGGCGGATCTTTTAGAATTTTTGTTAAAAAAATCTCAAGTAATAAATATCAAATAACAGAAAATGTAACAGAATTTATTGAAAAAGAGAATGATTTTAAACTTTATTCAGATCAAACGTATAAAGATTTTGTTTTGAAACTTGAAAATTTAAAAAATAATCTAAAACAATTAGTTGATAATATTTTACATGAGGGCAAAACAATTTCATGTTATGGATGTCCAGCTAAATTTGCTCTTTTTAGTAAGTTTTTTGAATTAGATAATAATATTATTAAATTTGTTGTTGATGATTCCGCTCTTAAACAAGGGCGCTTCTCACCTGGCCAAAAAATTCCGATTGTTAGCCGTGAATATTTTTACCAAAATCCAACTGATTATTGTATTATATCTGTATGGAACATGGCAGATGCCATTATTAATAATAATCAAGAATATAAAGGAAAATTTATCATTCCCATGCCAGAACTAAAAATAGTATGAATATAGTTTGTTATTATTTGACCTATAATAGGCCGCAAATTTTAAAAGAGTCTTTTGCTTCTAGCCTTAATAACACAGAAATAACTCCAAAAGAAATTTGGATTATAGATGATGGTTCTGAAGCTCAATTAAAATCTACTTTATTAGATTATAGTAATGAATACTCTCCCAAAGGAACTCCTATTAATTTATTAATTCATGGTAATAATTATGGAATTGGATATTCTTTTGAACGTTTATATAATTTAATTAGGCAAAATGATGATCTTGATATAGCGTGTATTTTAGAATCAGATTATATTTGGCGAAAAGATTGGCTAAAAGATGTTATAGATGTTTTTGATGCTTCTCCAAATACGCTTGCTATAGCTGGCACTGATCATCCAGACATGTATGATAGATCAAAAACTCATTCGACATTTCCAGATATTATGAGGGAATGTTTTGGTGAAGATTTAAAATCTCGTAACGATTTATATATACCGTTTGATTTACAAACAAATTCTGGCAAAATTCAAGTACAAGGGGTTAGTAATTCTTGTGGATGTACCATAATACATTGGAAAAGATTAAAAAAGGTAATAAAAAATCTTGAAGATAGTAAAAAAATACCATATAATGATTTCTGGAATAGAATGGATAGAGCGTTTAATAAAGGTATTTCTCATGATACTAGAAAAAATGCATCAGATGGATGGATGAGCAGTACAATTTCAAAATATGGAGAAATGTATCTAGAATTAGAAAATTTAGATTTAAAAACTAATTTTCCGTTTTTAAGTATTTGCGATTATAGTATATCAGAACATATATGTGGTGGTGGAGTAAATGGTCTAATTGTTCCAGAAGGTCGTACATTTGTACACTCACCGAAATGGGATAATAAATTTTTATTAGAAAATCCAAGAAAAAATAATTATGAACAATAAAAAACAAAAAATTGTTATTACTGGTGGTTTGGGTTATATTGGTACTAAATTGTGCGAAATTTATTCTGGTGAAACTCGATATAAAAATATTATAGTAACTGATAATAAATTTGTTGCTGAAAGAGTCAAACAGTTACGTGATTGGGGGTTTGAATTTATCCAAACTAGTATTCTTAACGAATCAGAACTCAAAAATATTTTAAGTGATGCTGATATTGTGCATCATTTAGCTGGAATTACAGATGTTGCTTATACTAAAACAGAATCTAATCCAGAAAAAGATAAATCTATTATTGATACAGCGATTCAAGGAACATTAAATGTTATTAATTCTATTCCTGATACATGTAAATTGATATTTCCATCAACTCATGTTGTATACGAAGGATTTAAAAATACAATGTTGGATATTAGTGAAGATATAGAGACCACAGCTGTTTTAACTTATTCTAAATGTAAAGTTCAAAACGAAAATGATATTAAAAATTCTAATAAAAGTTATGTTATTTTGAGATTAGGGTCTGTATATGGATATTGTGAATCAGACACAATGAGGATTAATATCATGCCGAATCTTTTTTCTAAAATGGCATCTCTAAATACTCCAATTAAAATGTTTTCAGGAGGTGTTCAGAAAAAAAGTCTTGTTGCCCTTACCGATGTAGCAAGATGTTTTAAATTCATGGCAGAATCTGATATTAAAAATGAAACATTTCATTTATCTAATGAGAACTCAAGCGTTAAAGAAGTCGCAGAAATTTGTAAAAAAATTAAACCAGAAACGCGATTAATAAGTACAAATGACGAAGTTCCAAATTTGGGATATACTTTATCAAATAAAAAACTTTTATCAACTGGATTTAAATTTCTTTATAATTTAGAAGGATCTATTAAAGACATGATTAGTTTTTGGTCTAAAAAAACTATTAATACAAATTTAGAATATATTATCCGTGGAGAAAAAGAATTTATAGATGAACGTGGAAAAATTAGTAATTATGAACTTACAGAACCAATTAATCTTATAGGATATATTGAATCAAAAGCCCATACAACTCGAGCTAATCACTACCATCCGATTCAAGAACAAAAATGTTTATTAATTAAAGGCAAATATGTTAGCGTAGTTAAAGATTTATCAGTTTTAAACTCAGAGATCGAAATTCGTATTATTAATGAGGGAGATATAGCCGTAATTAAACCAAATGTAGCTCATACAATGGTATTTTTGGAAGATTCAATCTTTTTAAATTTAGTACGTGGAGAACGAGAACATGAAAATTATGGCATAACACATACTATTCCATATATTTTAGTTGATAATGATTTAAGATTAAAATTAATTCAACAATATTCTTAATATGCAAACAGTACATAATTATCATTACGAAGATTTTTTTAATCTATTTAAACATTATATTAAAGAAGGAGATTGGTGTTTAGATATCGGGGCAAATAATGGAAATTCATGCGCTCAAATCTTAAAATTAATAGGAAATAATGGAAAATTAATATGTTTTGAACCAATTCCCGAATTTGTTCAAATATTAACTAATCGATTTAAAGATGATAAAAATATTGATATTCATAAATACGCTTGTGACATAGAATATGCAAAAAAAGAATTTGATTATGGTATACATAATATAAATGGTAATGGAGGATTATGGAATGGCTATGAGCATGAACGTGGAAATAGGCCACCAATTCATATTGAAGTTGAATGTGTTAATACATCAGATTTTTTGCTTAAAAACTATTCTTTAGAAGATCTTAAAAATAATTTAAAATTTATTAAAATTGATTGCGAAGGACATGATTATGCTGTAATTGAATCGCTTAAACCGTTAATAAATATTATTAAACCAATTATTTTTTGTGAATGGTGGTTTTTTGATAGCGCTATTAAACTATTTAATATTGCTGAAGAAATTAACTATTCAGCCTATAGATCTGATAACCCTAATATTTTAGCAAGTAAAGAGCATATTGGTAAAGAGTTAAATGTTAATATCTTAGGTACTGAAGCTCAATACCAACAACAGAGCCATGATTTAATATTGATTCCAAATTTATGAATATAAAACATCGAAAAACTTGTAGAATTTGTGCGAATCCTAATTTAAAAGAAATTATTGATTTAGGGTATCAAAATTTACAAGGGTCTTTTTTAAAAGAGGGTCGGGGAAGAACATCACTTCGAAAAATTCCGAATAAGATTGTAAGATGTGATGTTTCTAAAAATGAAAACGCTTGTGGTTTAGTTCAAACATTAAATACTATCCCACCTAAAATTATGTATTCTAATTATTGGTATGAATCAAATATTAGTAAAACAATGTGTGACCATTTAAAATTAGTTGTTGATAAATCTTTAAATTTTATTCCATCTCCAAAAAGGGTTCTTGATATTGCAATGAATGATGGAACTTTACTTTTAAATTATAATGATGGTATTGAACTTTTTGGCGTAGATCCTTCAGATATTACAAAAAAAGCGAAAGAAAAACATCCGCAAATTAAAATTTACAATGATCTTTTTCCATGTCAAGAAATGCAGAAAGATAGTCTAGAAGGTACTTTTGATATTATTACATCTATTGCATGTTTTTATGATTTAGATGACCCTTTAGATTTTTGTTTAAATGTCGAAAGACTTTTGTCTCCTAAAGGCATATGGATTTTTGAAATGGCCTATTTAATAGATATTCTTGAAAATCTTTGTTATGATACTTTTTGTAGTGAACATTTATCACATTATCACCTTGCCCCTATTGAATATCTTTTAAATCAGGCTGGTCTTCGATTAGTATTCGCAGAAACAAATGATATTAATGGTGGTAGCCTTTGTTGTTATGCGGTTAAAAATAATAATTTTGATTATGATAATGAAGAAAGATCTATGGCCTTAATGGAATTAAGATTTAAAGAGTTTGATATGGCGCTAGATGAAGATAAAATTTATGAAGATTTTAAAAATAGAGTGGTAGCGCAAAAATATGAATTAGTTAAATTTGTTAATGAAGAAGTGCTTAAAAAGAAAAAAACTTTACATTTATATGGAGCTTCAACTAAAGTAAATACTTTATTAGGATACTGCTTTGGAGAAGATATTAATAAATATATTCAATATGCGGCAGAACGCAGTCCAGAAAAATATGGAGCTGAAACCTTAAGCGGTATAAAAATTATTTCAGAAAGTGAAAGTCGAGCTATGAATCCAGATTATTATTTAGTTGGTCCTTGGCATTTTAAAAAGGAAATTTTACAAAGAGAAGTTGATGCAGTTAATAGTGGAATTAAATTTATATTTCCATTACCGAAATTTTCAATAGAGGGGAAATAAATTTATGGCATTATCTCAACAAGATTTATTTGTAAATTTATTGCTTCCATCTAGAAATGGATTTTATGTAGACATTGGTGCTGGAAATGGTGAGGGGGAACCATGTGCATCTAATAATGCATGGTTAGAAGAAATCGGCTGGACGGGCATTCTATTAGAAATCCGTGAAGATTATGTACAAGAAGCTAAAAGATTTAGACCTAAATCACAAGTTGTTCAAGCAGATGCCTTTAAGGTAGATTATAAAGAATTATTTTATAGATTGAATTGTCCAAAAGTAATTGATTATTTATCTATAGATGTAGATCCATTAGATTCAATCCAATCTCCATGTGTTGAAGTTTTATCGAAATTTCCTTTCGAAGATTTTGATTTCAAAATTTTAACGATTGAACATGATCTATATAATCCACACGGATTACAGCAAAAAAATACTTTAAAATATTTTATGCAAAATAAACCGTATAAAATAATTGCAGAAAATGTTGGTCTATCTTTTGCTGGTAAAAAATATTTAGAAGATTGGTATATTAATCCAATATATTACAATGATTTTCAAATTAAAGATATTGAAAACCTTTATTATAAAGAACAAAATCCAAATGACATAATTATGGATTTAGTTTTACATAAAAAATGAATATAGCATATATTGATATGAATTTCGATGATACCATCGAAGATTATCATTATTCACCCAAAAGATATGGTGGTGGTAGAATTATTGCCTCAGCTTTATTATATAAACTAGATACATTTGATATTTATTCTAATTCTGAATCTTTTGTAAATATAGAAAAATCAAAACAAAACCAATGTTTTTCACTTGATAATGCGGCTAGACAAAAAATTAAAAATGGTGATAATATTAAAAAATATATACCGAATTATGATAAATATGATATATTTCTGCACCATTTTTCAAATGTTTTTTTAAATTTAGAAGGATGCAGAAGTCAAAAACAAGCCGTATGGTCAGTTGGTTGGAGAGAACAAATTAATCCAAATAATAAAAATATATTACTTTTTGATCATATAGGTCAAGAGCCTCAAATGGTTGGAAATCATAAAATTTTTAAAATTGTTATTGGTCCAAAATTTGAACAGTTTAAAAAGTATGATAAAGAAGATATAATTTTTCAATGCTCCAGACACTTCCCCCTATATCAATCAATTGCCGTCGCCCAACTTGCTTTAAAATATAATATTAAAACTTATTTTGCTGGACCAATTGAAAACGGATATCCATTAATTGATTTTATAGATAATAAAAATACTTTTTATTTAGGGGTAATAGATTCAGAAACAAAACAGGATTTCTATAAAAGAGCTAAATTAAATACTCAATTTCAAAATTATCCTATTTCAGCTACACTGGCTGGAAAAGAGGCTGCTAGTTATGGATGTGGAATATTAGCTTGTCCAGTGGGAGGGTGGAATCTTTTTATTAAAGAGGGGCTTAATGGATTCTTCATTAATAATGAAATAGATTTTATAAATGCTTGGGAAAAGAGGGGTGAACTTAAACAACAAAATTGTTATAATTTGGGGTTACCTCATTCTGAGGAGAATATGATTAATTCTGTATTAAATGCTTTAAAAGCTATATGAGTAAAGATCTAGATTTATGCGTATTTATTAGCTCTAAAGATAGGCATGGCCGTACAAAAGATTATAAAATTACAATAACAAGTTTTTTAAAACAAGCTGGTGATAGTTTTAATAATAAATATGTTAATATTAAAGTTTTTGATGGCGACGAAAAAAATGCTTTAAATATAGAATCTTTTTTTAAAAATCTTAATTTTAAAATAAATATTATTAAAGATGAAATAGGTATTTTAAATTCTGATCGTTACGACAATAGACAAAAATTTATTAGCGGAATAACAGCAGATATATCTAATTTTTTTTTAAAGTATCAAAATGATTTATCTAAATATGTATTTATTTTAGAAGATGATTCCCCAATTATTCTAAAAAAATATAATTTTCAATATTACGAAAATAAAAGTAAAACATTACTACAGAGCGACGAAGATATAGAAGCAATTCATTTTTTAAGATTAAGTTGTAATGAAATTCCATGTTCACCACTTGAATGGTTTATTTATCATAAGATTGAAAATCTTAAAAATGAAGAAATTATAACTGAATATTGGTATAACTTTCAGCCTAGAATTTGTAGAACAGATACGCTAATAAATGTATGTTTACTAATAAATCAAAATTGGAATTTTTATAAAAATTTACATACAGAAGACGCTTTTGATAAAGCCTATAAACAATATAATAAAAATATTAGATATTACGCATTTTCTCCGTATAATGCATACTCTATCCATCTCGGATTAGATAATAATTTACATAAATTAGTTATAGAATCTGAGCCAGAAATTAATTCTAAATATAAAAGTTTAAATGAAAAAAATTAAAATTTTAGGAGATCCAACTAATAAAAAATTTCAAAGCAGCGACATCATTATTTCAAATATCAATAATGCTGCTGAAAAACTCGGGATATTTTCAGAAGATGGATATAAAATTGTTTATGATTGTATTGGTAATACCCATGGGCATAATCCACATGCAATGATTATAGTATATGAATTAATTTTCCCCCATTTTATTTTTAAAAATGTTAGCCCACTGCCTATACTTGGAGTTTCTAGAGATAATTTAAATTTTATACTTGAATCTGGATATCCATCACATTTATGTGATTATGTTAATTTGGGTGTTGATTCTAAAATATGGCCCTTTAAAGAAAAAAAGAAACAGGATAAATTTACCTTACTAGGTATTGGGGAGTCAAATTCCAGAGGTGGCTTAGAATTTATTGTACAAAATTTTTGCGAAGAATTTCGTAATAGTAATTTTATTAAATTATATTTAAGAGATAGAACGGCTAGTGACAAATTTAAATCATGGGTACATGAAAAGTCTATAGAATATAATGTTGAAATAATTCATGATGATAGACACTTAGAAAATTTTAATGAAGAACGTGAAGTTTATTACAAAGCAGATGCGGCAATATGTTTAAATAAAACAAGTACATGGAATTTACGAACTATAGAATGCATGAGTACTGGCACTCCACTTATAGTTATTCCATATGCTGGCCCAAGAGATTATACTATAAATAATTTTTCCGCATTACATGTTGATTTTGATTTATCTCCGTTTACAGAGAATGATATTATTCATGCCGAGTCAATAGGTCTTAGAAATCATTTATTCCACCCGTCTATTCATCCCAAAATACCATACTGGACAATTCCTAAAAATCATAGTATAAAATTAAAGATGAGGGAAATAGTAGAGAATGAAAGTTTAAGATATTTTATAAGTAATTATGGATCGATTACCGCTCAAAAATTTACTTGGGAAAAATGTGCTATAAATATTTACCATACTATTAATTCGATCTTTAATAATTAATATGATTCATTTGTACGAAGATGATCCAAGATTTTTATCTGATCCAACATTTATAGATAATCACGGATCATTTTCTGTAATTAATTATGGTTTAAATAATGCTTTAAAAAAATTAAATTTATATTCAGATATTGATCAAGCTGAATATATAGGATTTGCTACCAGTTTAAATTTAAATAATTATATTAATGGTAAGAAATGTTTCTATATAACAGTTTGGGAAACAATAAATAAATTAACTAATTATCATTTAGAAATTGCTAGGGGAAATAAAATTCTATTTGGAATGAGTGACCAAGTAAGTAATTTATATAGAAAAGAAGGTATCAAATGTGAGACCCTTCATTGTGGGTGTGATACGGATTTTTGGAAACAAACCCTTCCTAAAAATAAAAAATTTACATTTGTTCATATTAATAGTAGTAATGTTAGATCTGGGTTAGATTTAACACTTCAAGCTTTTCATATGGCCTTTCAAAATAATCCAGATGTTCAATTAATAGTCAAAGATACGAATACAAATATTGATATTTTATCTTCGAGAATCAATGAAATGAAATCCGCTGGTACTAATATCAAATATATAACTAAAAGATCTACTAAAAATGAAATTCGTGATTTATATTCGAATTCACATGTCGGATTGAATTTACTAAGGATGACGTCATGGGGATTTCCATTGCATGAGATGTCTGCATGTAACTGCTTATGCTTTACTGGTGATATAGAGCCGACTAACGTCTTAATAAATAAAAATTATGGAGTTCTTTTAAAACCCAAATCAGAAGTGAACATATCAGAAAAATTAAATGAATTGGTTAATCACTGGGGTTTATTAAACTGTTATGGTGGATTTCCATATTCAGAAGAACCTAGATTTTATGATTTTAATGTAGAAGAATATTCTACAAAATTAAAGGAAATATACGATGATTGGAGTTTTTATGGAAAAATAGATACAAGAACACCTATAATAGATAATTGGAAATGGGAATATTCTGCAAAGAATCTAATCAAAATGTTATATTAATATGAAATGGCCATTAAATAAAAATAATTTTACTATTTTAGACAGATTAAAAATTTGTAGTTTTATACTTAATTTTAAAAATAGATGGACACAAGATATACAAGTAAAAAAATTTGAAAAGAAAATGGCTGACTATGTTGGCTGTAAATATTCAGTATTTGCAGGCAATGGCTCATTAGCTAATAATTTATTAGCGCAATATATTAAGCATAAAGTTCCCAATAAAAAAATTGTTGTATTTCCATCGATAACATGGCAAACGTCTTGCTCTCCATGGATTAAAGCTGGTTTTGAACCACATTTTATTGATATTTCTTTAGAAGATTTTTCTATAGATAGGACAAAACTTCTTGAATATGTAAAAAAGAATAAAAATAAAATTGCTTGTATTTTTCCAACTTCATTAATTGGTTTTACTCCTAATTTTGATTTTTATAAAAACTTAGAAAAAACATACAATGTTAAAATCATGTTTGATAATTGTGAGAATACTTTAAGTTTTTATGGAGATAAAAATATTTCTTCATTTTTTACCTCTTCAACTTCTACATATTTTGGACATCAGATTCAATCTATAGAAGGTGGATTTATTTTTACAAATTCAGAGGATGAATATAAATATTTTTTGATAAACAGAAACCATGGAATGGTAAGAAGTTTAACTTCTTATGGTTTTGATACAAAAGAAATAGATAATCCAAAAGTAGATAATTTATTTGATTTTTATTCTTTAGGAGATAATTATCGCGGTAGCGATTTAAATGCTTTTATTGGGCAGCTTGATTTTAATCGTATAAATTTATATACGGATTCCAGAAAAAAATTATACTCTTTATTTAAAGAAAACTTAGATAATAATAAATATTATTTACCATCTGATCGAAACAAGTGTTCTGATGTTCCATTTTGTATTCCTATTATTATTAAAAATAAAAATAAAACAAGATTTCAAACGGCTTTAAATATTTGTAAAAAATTAGGAATTGAATATCGACCCATTGTATCTGGATTTTTAGGGTATCAAAACTGTTATAAGGATTATTTTAAATCGGATAAAGATTACCCCGACTCAGTTTATTTACACAATTATGGATTTTATATTGGTTTATATCATGGTATAAAAGAAAAAGACTTATTAAACTTAACAAGTTTTTTAAATGAAATTTAAAAATATCTTTGGAAAAGATGTTAACAAAAATATTAATAAATATTTAGTTAAATGGAATGAACCATGTAGAAGTAAAGTACAGTTTAATATTAAAAAGTTCTTTGAAACTTACTGGAAAACACATATTGTTGTAGAGGAGTTTCCTGTTTTTGGAAGTAGGATGAAATGTGATTTAATAAATTTTACAAAAAAAATTGCAGTAGAAACACATGGCCTTCAACATGATAAATTTGTGAAACACTTCCATCGTACACGAACTGGTTTTAAAAAAAGCGTTAAAAGAGATTTACAAAAATATACTTGGCTAGAAATGAATGGTTTTCAAATTATTGAAATTTTTGAAAATGAAACAAGTCTTTTAGACTCTGATTGGATAAAAGAAAAATTTGATATAGAAATTTAACTTGAATCTCAAACAAACTTGAGTATAATGAATAGATGGATCCATTATACATTGGAATTTCTGGGGTTTCTAGGTCTGGAAAAGATAGTCTAGCAAGCGAAATAGAAAAAATTCTTAGAACTTATATCCGAAGTGCTTTTATTTATAAAAGTTCATTAGCCCATCCGCTTAAGGAAGATTGCGCAGCTTTTATTAAGAACTATTTAAACTTAAACGTTTTTACAGATAAAACCGAAGAGAAGTCTATTTTTCGTGAATTTCTTGTTTGGTACGGTAAAGTCAAAAGACAACAAAGCGAAGGCAAGCACTGGACAAACCTTTTAGATCAGCGCGTTGAAAATTTTCAACCAGATATTTGTATTGTTCCAGACGTTCGTTATCAACAATATCGGGAAGATGAGGTTAGTTGGCTTAAATCAAAAAATAGAAATGTTCTTATTCACTTGCAAAGAATTGCAATTAATGGTGAAATAGTTCAACCCGCAAATATGGACGAATCAATTAACGACTCTATTCTTCAAGATATGGCAGACTATAAAATTGTATGGCCGACGTTCGTTGAAGAGGGTAAAGATGAGTCCATGAGAGAAATTGCTATCAAAGCATTCAATACAGTTATTAAGGAAAAAATTTAATTATGGCGTCAATTCGTAGCGTAGATATAGAAAAACACGTTCTAGCTGGCTTTATCAAGCATCCAGGGGTATTCTTTGAAGTATCTCACTTCATTAATGAGGGCGACTTTAGCAATGGTCATAAAACCATCTTTAGCGTTCTAAAAGGGCAGATTATGAAAAGTCAACCACTTGATGCGGTAATTATCGCTGAAAAGATAAAGAGCTTGGGCATTAGTTATAAACAGGATTTTAATATTTTTGATTACATAGAAAGCATTGCCTTTCTAAAGATTAGTCAAAAGTCTCTTTTGGAAGCGTGTAAGAATCTTAAAACAATTACGATTCGGCGCGAAATTGCTGAAACGGCGGGGCTAATTGCAGATTCGATGTCAAATTCTGGAGATAAATCTGCAGATGAAATTATTACTCTTGCAGATAAGATGTATAACGATAAGATTTCGGCTTACGACTTAGAATCAAATCCAGAAGACCTTTTTTCTGATATAGATAAGCTGATTGAAGAGAGGGCTAATAATCCAATTTCAGAAACAGGATTTTTAACCCCATATAAACATTTTAATAAAATGTATGGCGGACTAAGGCCTGGGGAGCTTTACGCTTGGGTAAGTCGTCCAAAACATGGTAAGAGCACAATTCTCAGTGATATTGCAGCTAAAGCCACTTTAATTAACCCGAATTTACAAGCTTTAATTCTTGATACTGAAATGCAAACTAGCGTTATTAAATTTCGTATTGCTAGTAGTATTACTGGTATTCCAATGTGGTATCTAGAAACTGGTAATTTTAAAAATAATCCAGAATTGTTGGCAAGATGGAATAGTAAAAAGACAGAGTTATCCAAAGCACAGGGTAAGGTAAAGCATCTTCAAGTGGCTGGAAAACCAGTTTCTGAAATCGAATCTATTATTCAGCGCTGGTATCTTGGGCAAGTTGGTCGTGGTAATCCAGCTATTGTGGTATATGATTATATTAAACTAACTGGAGAAATGGAAAAAAATAAACAGGAGTATCAACTTATTGGCGACAAAGTAGATCGTTTGAAAGAGTTGTCGGTTCGTCTTAATATTCCATTGCTTACTGCTTGCCAATTAAATCGCAGCGCCGAAAATGGTGCGGATGATAGCAGTGCTATTGCACAAAGTGATCGTTTACAATGGTTTGCAGCGTATGTGGGTATTTTTCGTCGTAAAACAATTGAAGAGCGCGCAGAAGATGGCGCGCAATTCGGTAGTCATAAAATGATTGAGCTTGCGGCGCGTTATCAGGGTCAAGATGCGCATGGTCATACAGATTTAGTGCGTATTGTAGAAAATGGTCGCCCACAATATCGTAAGAATTTTATTTCTTTTAATGTCGAAAATTTTAATGTAGAAGAGAAGGGAACGCTTCAAGATATTGTTAACCATCAAAATGGTGTGGGTATTAATATTTTTGATCGTGAAAATGGCGTACAGCAACCAGAGGATGGATTACTATGAGACTTCTAGAACTATTAAAAGATTCGGGTTGCAAACCGAGAAATTATGGAACTTATATTACTTGTGCTGCTAAGTATCGCGGTGGCGATGATCCCACGTCGATAGCAATCTATCTGACAACAAATATTGTTAAAGATTTTGTTACTGGAAAGGTGTTCTCTTTAGAGGAGTTTTTAAAAGCGACTTTCCAACTTCAAGATGTAAAACAGGTTGAAGATATTCTTAAGGATAAAGCTACATATTTTAAAGCTTTTAATGACACCGAAGATCCTTTTGCCAAAAGCGTTAAGTATTATTCTAATGATGACATAGTTGATTTAAAACGTGATGGTCTTTACTGGGGTAAAAGAGGCGTAAGCCAAGAGACTCTCGATGTTTTTGAAGGCGGGGTATGCAAGACTGGTAAAATGTATCAGAGGTACGTTTTCCCTATTTTTAATGCTAGAAAAAAAATACAGGGATTCTCTGGTCGTGATATAACTGGACAATCTAAAATCAAATGGAAACATATAGGGCGAAAAAATGAATGGGCGTATCCATTTATTTTTAATCATCAAATTATTAGAGAAAAAAGAGAGTTAATTCTTGTAGAAAGTATTGGTGATATGCTTTCATTATGGCAAAGCGGTATCAAAAATACTGGAGTAACATTTGGAACCGAGGCTGGTGGAGGCTTGCTTAAGGCAATAATACGTCTCGATCCAAAGCGTATCATCCTTGCGACCAACAATGATGATAACAGGGCTGGGCAGAAAGCTGCTACAAAAATACAATCTACGCTTGTACATTTTTTTGACCCAGCTCAACTTCATATTTTTCATCCATATAAAAACGATTTTGGAGATCAAACAGTAGAAGAAAATCAGGAGTGGTATTCAAATATATGAGAAGCACTTGGGAACAACACGCTATGAATTTAGCCGCTATTGCTATGCAAAGATCAGAAGATCCTTTTCAAAAGGTCGGAGCTTGCGTTCTTGGGCATAATAATGAAGTATTAGCTGTAGCTTATAACGGTCTTGCTGCTGGAGTAAACGTTACACCAGAGTTTTGGAAAGATCGTGATGCGCGAAGACCGTATATGATACATGCCGAAAGTAATCTACTTGCTAGGATTAAAATGGGTGAAGGCAAACTTTTAGCTTGCACTCTTTTACCCTGCTCATCGTGCGCTACAAATATTGCTGCCTATGGAATTAAAAATGTTATTTTTAAAGACATTTACAATAGAGACGTTAAATCAATTGATATTTTTAAATTTTATGGAATCTCTTGTCATCAAGTAGATCCAACATACCCATTATGAGTGAATTAATTAAACTTTCAGCTAGTCGTATCAAGACGCTACAATCTTGCTCTTGGACTTATTACTGCAACTACAATTTAAAGTTACCCCAGAAAAATAACTCTGGTGCGATGCGTGGAACGGTAGCTCACCTTATTTTTGAAGTTCTAGGTAACCCTAGGCATGGACATTATATAAAAAAAATTGTCAAAGATAGCACATGTTTAAAACAAAAAGCTATTTTTCGTTTAATAATTAAAACTGCTAATAGGGAGGGTCTTGATCTTGACGAGATGGTAAAGCCATTAAAGAAAAATGGTCAAGAAATATCAAATCTTAAATGTATTGACGAGATGATTTTAGTCGGATTAAAATTTGATTTTATTGGAGACGCAAAACTAATAGGGACTGAATGGGAATTCGATATAACTAATAAACAACCAGCGTATAGAATCGGTGGATTCATTGACCGTATTTTTAAAGATAAAAAACAATTAGTAATCAGAGATTTTAAATCAAGTAAACTTGCTTTTAAGGGTGAAGAATTGGAAAGTAATATTCAAGCAATGATGTATTCTTTAGCTGTAAGGAAAAAATATGCTAAACAAAAAGAAGTTCTTGTTAAATTTTTATTTTTAAGATATCCCGATAATCCCGAACGTGAATGTCCGCATTTTACAGAAGAGCAGTTAATTGGATTTGAGCATTACCTTGAATATTTAAATGGTTATTTAACAAATTTTGATGAGAAAAAGGGTAAATCAAACTTTGCGGCAAACGATTTTGCAAAAAAATGGATGTGCCAAACCAAATCTGGATGGCGTTGCCCTTATTTTGATCCTATAGATTATAAAGTTTTACTGGATAAAGACGGCAAAATTATTAAATCAATATTTGCAGATAAAGAATTTAAACCGTTAGATATTAAAAAAGATTATCATATTGAAATAAGAAGGTATGAAGGTTGTCCAGCTTGGAAAAAGTCTAATAATGACTTTGACTTTTAAGACAATATACAGTAAAGTGTTTGTACATGTTACCTATTTTTAGATCAAACTACTCGCTGACTTCTGTTTTGACTCTCGATAGTTATACAGATAAAGAATCTCGTGATACCAATCGTCCAGATTCGATTTTTGATATAGCTAAAGATTATGGGCTAAAAGATGTTTATATTGTTGATAACACTCTTACAAGTCTTGTTGAGGCTTATGAAAATTCAAAAAAAGCGGGTTTAAATCTAAGATATGGTTATAGAGTTAATGTTTGCATGGATATAGAAAATAAAACTCCAGAGTCAGTTATTACAGAGAGTAAATTTATTATCTTTGCAAAAAAGAATTCTTTTGCAGATCTGGTTAAACTTCATAATATATCTACCACAGATGGAGTTTATAATGGAGCGCCGCGTTTAGATTTTAAAACTTTAAAAAAGTACTGGTCAAATAATTTGATTTTAGGTATTCCATTTTACGACTCTTATATTTACTACAATCTTCTTTATGGTAGAGAGTGCGTTCCAGAGATGGATTTTACCGAGCCGTTTTATTTTAGTGAAAATAATGGATTACCATTCGATGGTCTTTTGAACGATCATCTAAAATCAATAGTTGGAGATCATGAGATCGTTGAATCTAAAACTATTTATTACAGAACTTATAAAGATTTTAAAGCTTATATGACGTATCGGTGTATTTTAAATAGAACAACATTTCAAAAACCCGAATTAAGACATTTCGGCAGTCAGGAGTTTTGTATGGAGGCTTGGGAAAAATATGCAAAGTAATCTTCTACGTTTTAATAAAAAACAAAAATATTTAATTTTCGATTGCGAAACCGAAAGTCTAGCACTTGCATTAACTCGGCCTTGGCAATTATCTTGGTTAGTGTATGAAGATGGTAAAATTGCAAAAAATGAAGACCACCTGTTATATTGGAAAGATCTAAATATTTCGGCTGATGCGGCAAGAATTACTCATTTTGATTATAATAATTGGAAAGAAAAAGCCAAAGATCCACTAACAATTCTTAAAAAATTTGAAGAGTATCTTTACAATCCAGAGTATTTGATTATTGGCGCTAATCTTTTTGGGTTTGATATTTATGTAATAAATTCTCTTAGAAAATATCTTGGATTAGAGTCGGATTATTCTTATATTGATAGAGTTCTTGATATACAATGCCTTCAAAAGGGGATATATTTAGGGCTTAAAGAGCTACCGTCAAAAAGAACTGCTTGGCAATATCAAATGTATCACTACGTTAAAAGGGGGGTTAAAACTTCGGTAAAACATCTTGCTGGACTTTACGATATACCTTATGACGAAAATAACGCACATGACGCAAAATATGATAACCTATTATGTTTAGAAATCTTTAAGAAGCAAATTTTAACAATTGAAGTATGAGTTTTATAGAACAGTTTAAAAATATTGAAATGAAGAATGTCAACCTCGTCAGGTTGCCTAACATTTTATTTACAAAAGAAGAAAAGGGCAAGTTTGCCGAAACCGAAGATAACGAGAAGTTCCTCCAACAGTTGGTAAATGATGGGTGGAGAAAGTTTCGTGATAAGATTCCAGAGAATAAAAAGAAGGAGTATCTTAATCGTATTAAAGAGGAATTTGATATTGTTAAAGATTTAGGGTTTATTGATTATTTTCTTCTAGTTTGGCGTGTTATTAATAAGGCACGTAGTCTGGGAGCATTTATTGATTGGGGTCGTGGTAGCGCGGCGGGTAGTCTAATTTTCTATTTGATTGGCGTTACTGGCGTTGACCCTATTGATAAGAAATTGTTTTTTACGCGGTTTATATCAAAGGCTCGGGCTAAGAAAGAGGTTATTGATGGAGTCACGTATATTCAAGGTGATTTAGCTCCAGATGTTGATATTAATCTCGGCGGCGTTCGTGATGAAATTATTGAGTGGTTAAAAGAATGTTATCCGAATAAAGTTTGCAAGATTTCTTCTCTGTCCACATTCTCTGGTAAAATTCTTGTTAAAGATGTTTACAAGATTGTTAACGAAGCAACAGAAGAACAGGCTAGTAATTTAGCGGATACAATCGGTAAAGTATTCGGAGTTGTTGAAGACATTGAAGATTCTTATAAAAATAGTGAGAAATTCCGCGATTGGGCAGATGGGTACAAGGAGTCTTACGAAATTGCGCTTAAGCTTCGTGGGCTTATTCGTGGTAAGTCTACCCATGCAAGTGGATATTTTCTTTCATATTATCCGTTAGATAAATTTGTTCCCATCGAAAAGAACAAAGAAGGGGAGTTGGCTATCTCATATGAGATGAATACTGCTGCAAAATTTGGTATTAAGTTGGATTTGTTGGGACTTATCAGTAATGAAATTATTAAGAATGTATTTGAACAGATTACAGAGAAGTTTGAAGATATTGATCTTGACAATAATCCAGAAGTATATGAGCATTTGCAAGATGATAAATTACTTCCTTATGGTTTATATCAGATTAGTGCGGATTGTGCTTACCGTGTTTGTAAGAACATTAAACCAGCAAATATTAGCCAATTGAGTGACGTTAACGCTATAGCTCGACCTGGGGCGTTAGCCTATGAAAAGCATTATGTTGATTTTACGGGAGAAGCCCCGCATGAAAAATTGCGTGAAGTGTTTTTAGAGTCACGCAATCTTCCCTTATATCAAGAGCAATTAATTCAAGCCCTTGTTACAGTTGGATTTACAGCTGACGAGTCTGAATATATTAGGCGTATTATTGGTAAGAAAAAGCGTGATGAGATGCCCAAGTGGAAAGATAAAGTATTTGAAACTTGTGAGACGAATGGATTTGGCGAGCAAGTTGCGGAAGCGATTTGGAAAGTCATGTTGGATTCTGCAGATTATTCGTTTAATAAATCGCACAGCTTTTGCGTGGCATATCTTGGCGCATTAACTGTTTACCTAAAGTATAAATATCCTTTAGAGTTCTTTACATCATGTTTAAATGCCGTCCAAAAACTTGTAGATCCAATGGAAGAAATACGTTTAATTGAACGTGAACTACCTTATTTTAATATTAAACTCCTACCTCCGCATCTGTTGAAGTCCGAAATGGGATTTACAGTCGAAGGTCCGAATATCCGTTTTGGATTGAGTGCAATCAAAGGTATTTCAGATAGTGCAATGGAAAAATTAGTTAAGTTTCGTGGCGAGTATGACAGTAAGATTGATTGTTTTATGGCAGCAAAACAGGCTGGTTTAAATATTGGAGTGGTATCTTCACTTATCCAAGCGGGTTCTTTGGATGATCTAAATACTAAACGTAGTCGTCTTGTTCTTGAAGCTCAGACATTTAATATTTTAACTGATCGTGAAAAGCGTTTGGTCAAAACAGTTCATGACGAGACGGATCAAAAGGATATTCTAACTATTTTAACAATTCTTGTTGAAAAGAGTCAAGTAAAAGCCTCGCGCTTTGAAACGATTAAAAAGAAATACAATCCGTATAAAGAAATCTATATGTTGAATAGTCGTAATGAAGATCTAACAAACTATTTTTATGAGAAGAATTGTTTGGGATTTAGTTATAGCCAGAATTTAACTAAGATTTTTAAGAATATTAATCCTAATTTTAAAACTATTCGATACGCGTTTGAGAATTGCGAGGAGAACGATCAAGTACTTATTATTGGAGAAATTCTAGAAACTCGTCAGTCGAAATCTCGTAATGGTAATAAGTTTTTTAAAGCTGGGGTAGCCGACGATACAGGAAAGGTTTCAGTACTTCTTTTCGATGGTCAACGCGGACTATTTCAAGAGTGTAAAGACGAGAATAAGGGCAATTTTCCTGAAGAGGGGGACATCGTAATTGTTAAAGGTCGTCTTAAAGGAGATGATGCTATTTTTGCAGACAAAATAGTCAAACAGGATTGTAAGATATATAAAAATATGAGAGATTTAAAATAATTAGTAATTTTTTGTAATTACATAGTTACCTTGAACAAACCCGCCAGCTTCTACACTATTTTCAGAGCTTTCTATCTTACCATTAGTAATACTAATTGTTGCTAAATTACTACTCGTACAAATAGCTCCTATATTAATTGTAGCTGATTGTGTTGTAGGGCATTGGGCAATATATTGTCCAGCATTAATACCACGTAATGTTAAACTTTGTTTTGCACTATTAAAAATTATGCCAGCATTCGTACTGCTACCTAAAACATATAATGGTTGCCATTCAACAGTTGCGGAATAATCAAATCCAATTGCATTTGTTAAAGATATATCAGTTGCAGTTCCATGACCGATACTTTCTGTTTGGGAAGACGATCCGCCACCTATTGAAAATGCACCACCACCAGCTCCAAAAACCGTAAATGAAGCCGATCCATTAACTATAGAATTTGCCTCACCATTTAGTGTGTGACTTGTCAGATAAGCTGTATAGGTTAAACCACCAATAGTAACTTGTGTACCTTGGTAAGAGGTAGGACTTGCGATAATAGTATTAAAAATACTACCAATCGGATCACTAGTAACAATATAGCTAATAGACATAGTTCCTTGGACTGGACCATTAGGTATGCTAGCGATAGCTTTTATATTGCCAAGGGCACGTACGCCCTCTAATGGAACTTGAAAAGAAACACTGGCATTAGTAGCAAACAATGACGATCCACCTACACTAACTGTTACATTTTGATATGACAATGCCATAATAATTTAATTACATCAAAAAGCTTCTAAAGAGCAACTCTACGGTAGAAGAATTTTCGATACTACTATCGTAAGTATTTGATATTAATCTAGCATTCGGCAAATAGAATGACTCGATAGTTTGTGTTTTATTACAATTTTTTAAATAAATTTGCAAATTTTGTATGTTAGGAGTACAAAGCAGGGTTTGAATATCAGATAATTCATAGTCATCAATTTCTATTGATAATTTTAATTCGGCAGTTACTGGCTTTTTTAAAAGAACATCCGATGGATCTCTAGAACCCATTACAAACAATGGGGTTCTTTCGCAGTTTACGTTATATTCAAAAGAAGTAATACGATTTGTAGAACCCTCATTTGCGTTAATAATAATACTGCCAGCATTTGCTACATAAATATTGTCAGTATTTGTAGACGGGATAATTGATTCCTCTACACCTCCACCTATATTATTATAAACAATAAAATCTGTAGTAATATTAGCAACATCTCCAATACCGCATGAAGCAGAATATCTTGTTAAATACCCACTTTTAAAACCAAAAGAATTATTTTTATAAGATATAAAACCATTACATGATCTATTGCCAGTAAGGTATTTTAATGGATCTGCTTGTATTAAAAATCTGCTAAATGATATATTTCTAGAGCTTTCCCCCTGCGAAGTCGCAGCAAAATTACCACCTAATACATCAATATTATCAAAAGGTATATCAAAATCACCATTAAAACTATTTACACCAGACAGTTCTTGTTGATTTATAATTAGCTTTTGATCGGCATATATATTTCTTCCGTACATTACAGTGCTTTACACTAAAAATATAGGCTAAGAATTTTATAATTAGTGTAATCTTATAATTATGCCCCTTCCAAAACCCAAAAAGAAAGAAAAACAAGGAGATTTTATTTCACGTTGCGCAGGTGACACAACAATGAATAAAGACTTTCCAGAAACCAAACAGCGTGTTGCAGTTTGTTATTCACAATGGCAACAAGCCAAGGCTAACGCAATGGCAAGTTTTGGCGAGGGAGATAATGAAGTTTTATTTGAATGCCCAGAGTGCGTACAAGCCGCACAAAAAACTTATGGTGGCAAAAAACGTAGCGATCTTAAAGATGGTGATTTTTTATTTCCATCAACTCGTAGTTTTCCTATTGTAAGTCCACAAGATGTTCGTGACGCTATTAGTAATTATGGACGTATGGGCGGTAAAATGACTTATGATTCTTTTATTAAGCTTCTCTATAAAAAAGCTCGTAGTAAAGGACAAGCTTTTGTAGATGCAATTCCAGAGAAAACTCGTAAAGAGCATAAATTAACAGCTTCAATGGATGAAACTTTGGATGATTATAAAAATGAATTAATTGAAATGGGTATGACTTCAATCAAAAGTATTGCCGATCATGCGCAAGAAATGGTTGATAGTTTTAATGACCCAAAAATAAAAGAAAATTTAGCAGAACCATGGCTTTTATCTCAAATTTCCCTGGCTTTAGATTATATGATGACTATTAGTAATTATGTAATGTACGCACAAGAAGCTGATGAAGAGATGGATTTAATGGAAGAAAATCAAAATAATTTACCAGAATAATATGAAAACAGAAATTAAAGCCGACGCTGCTAGTGCAGGAACATACATCGCCACCCTTTTAAATGCAGGGACTTCTTTGCATTACTTACATTTTAGAACTCGTAGCTTCTCTATTCATGAAGCTCTTGGCGATTTATACGAGAGTGTTATTGGTTTTGCAGACACACTAACCGAAGCTTATCAAGGTCGTCATCAAATTCTACTTGATTTCCCTTCTCAGTCTGTGGCAATGCCAACAAATGAATTAGAATTTGTTTTAAAACTTCATTCTTATGTAATTAATGCAAGATACTCTTTCGCACCAGCGGAAGAGACTGAATTGCAAAATATTATTGATGAATTGATTGGAGCTATTGATAAAGCCGCCTATAAAATTAAGTTTCTTGCCTAATAATGAGTAGCTTATTTCCAGTTCTTGAGGCTGTTGAATATAAAAATAAAGCATTATATATCAAAGTAAAAGAAGCTGCTGATAAAAAATTCGCTAAAGATAGTTACGTTAAAAATCTTTGGATTATTCGTGAATATAAAAAACGTGGTGGCGAAGTAGCTTACGAAGGTAAAAAACCTTCTAATACTTCTATACAAAAACAAGTAAAAAGTCATCAAGATATATTTACTGTATCATATTGCGCTGAATGTTCAGATAGTGAGTTTGGAACTGAAGAACTGGTTATTTGCGAAGTGGAAGCCAAAGAAGCTCATAAAAAATTAAATAAACCGTTTAGAACTCCAAAAGGCCCAAAAAAGTTTAGCGTTTACGTTAAAAATGATAAAGGTAACATTGTTAAAGTAAACTTTGGATCTCCAGATATGGCAATCAGAAGAGATGAGCCAGCTAGAAGAAAAAGTTTTCGCGCGCGCATGAGATGCGATAGTCCAGGACCAAAATGGAAAGCACGTTATTGGGCTTGTAAAACTTGGGAAGCTGGAAAGACTGTTACACAAATTGTAAGTTAACCTTGACTAAACATAAAATCTTGTTACTATAGATATTATGATAGTAACATGGACGGTAAAAGGCTCGGATTGGCAACAATCCATTAAAGCAAATATTAACTCAAATCCAGGGGAAATCGCCACACAATGTGTGGAAAAATTAATAAACACTCTTAAAGAGGAAGGAGATGAAGCTAGTTTTGGAGCAATACTCGGTATTAGCCATTCACAAATGAAAAGTGATGAAGAGCATTATTTTATGTACGCCCCTTTAGTACTTGCTAACGCTGGCTTTTATGAAGATGCGGATGCTTTAGAAAAAGCCATAGATTTAGACTCTAGTCTCAAAGAATGAAAGAATCCTTAACCTATGATGAGTATAGAGAGATTATGGAGTCTCTTATAGAACATCATGGGATATTTTACCAATTCTGGAGGATCTGTAAACCAGTATTCTCTAATGAAGTACCGACTGCTTGTGTTGGATTTGATAAAGACGCAAATTGTATTGAATTTTTAATTAATAAAAAATTCTGGAATAAGCAATCAGAACACAATAAAAAATTTGTAATTGCCCATGAGTGTATACATGTTATCCATTCACACGGAAAACGTGCTGGTAAAAAAATGTCGCCAGCGGCTAACCAAGCAATGGACATTGTAGTTAACGAATCACTTGTTAAATACTTTGGATTTGATCGCAAACAATTCGACCCAAAAAATCAATACTATTGGCTAAACACAAGTTTTGATAAAGAGGATAATGTATTGCCTTGGAATAATTTTGAATATTACTATAACCTTTTGCTTAAAGATAGTACAAAAATAAAAAATAAACAATTAGTCAGTGATCATGGCGGCCTTGGAGATATTCCAGAAGAGAGCGCTCAAGAAATTATTAATCAATTAAGTGAAGAAGAAACTGAAACACTTAAAAATATAACAGAAGATGCTGAAAAAAATAGCCGTAAAAATGAAAAACAAATCGGAAATACCAAGGGTGGGTTGATTCAAAAATTAAATAATAAAGCGGTTCCTGTAAAAAAGAAATGGGAAACAATTATTAAACGTTTTGAAAAGAAAATGACAAAAGATGAATCTCTTGAAAATCATTGGATAATGAAAGACAGGCGCCTTTTTAATTTAAATTTTGATATATTTTTACCTTCTGATATCGAACAAACGGTAAGAAAAACTGAAGCCAATAAAATTGCAACTTGGTTTTTTATGGATACTAGTGGATCTTGCTGGGGTCTAGCTCCAAGATTTTTCCGCGCGGCTAAAAGTTTAAATCCAGATAAATTTGACGTACAATTTTTTGCATTTGATACTGATGTTTATAAAGTTGATTTAAAAAAGAATAAACTAGCTGGCGGCGGCGGAACCAGCTTTAGATGTGTTACGGATTACGTCTATAAAAAACATGCACAAAACCCTTATGTTTGGGTAATCACTGACGGATGGGGCAATGGGGCTAGCATCCCAGAAGAGCAACGCAAAAAATGGAATTGGTTTTTAACAAGCGATGGAACTACTGCTTATATACCTAATGGTTGTAAAATTCATTCTTTAAAAGATTTTGAGTAGACTTTTATAAAAATCTTCTTATAATAACGATATGGCTAATGATCTAGTAATGATTAAAAATAAATTAAACCAATATTTTAAATTGGGTAAAAATGTATTACTAGAAGGGAAACACGGAACTGGGAAGACAAGCCTTGTTACCGAAGTATTTGATAAAAATTGCAAAAATTGGCTTTACTTCTCTGGTTCCACTCTTGACCCTTGGGTTGATTTTATTGGAGTTCCAAAAGAAGTCAAACGTGGAAATGAATATGTATTATCTTTCGTGCTACCAGAAAAAATGAGTGACGAAAGTGTAGAAGCTATTTTTATTGACGAGTACAATCGTAGTCACAAAAAAGTTCGTAATGGAACAATGGAGCTAATTCAATTTAAAAGTATTAATGGTCGTAAGTTCCCGAATCTCAAAGTAGTATGGGCAGCAATTAATCCCAGTGATGATGACGACGAACTTTACGACGTAGAAACTCTTGATGCGGCTCAAACAGACCGTTTTCAAGTACAAATTAAAGTTCCATTTATTCCCGATTACGATTATTTTGTTAAAAAATTTGGACTAGATCATACAAAATCCGCCCTTGAATGGTGGAATGGGATGCCAGATAAAGCCAAAAAAATGGTTTCACCACGCCGCTTAGACTATGCTCTTGAAATTTTTAGGGAGGGTGGGGATGTATTTGATGTTCTTCCGCTCGAAACAAACCCTACAAAACTCTTGGCGACTCTAAAGGTGGGAAGTCTAGAGGATAAACTAAAAAGTTTATTTAAAGCCAAAAATGCCGATAAAGCAAAAACTTTCTTCGAACAAGAAAACAACTTCCAAGCGGCGCTACCTATTATTAAAAGAAATAATGAATATTTGAAATTTTTTCTGCCCACTGTAGATAATGAAAGAATTTCTTCTTTATTCTTTAGTGACAATAAATTTCGTGAATTTATTTTAGAACATGCTCCATATTTTAAACCAGCTCTTGAAGAAATTTCTAAACTAAAGTCTTTAAACAAAAATGATTTGGGTCAAATTAATCAAGCTCTAAAACAAGTAGGAAATATTACTTATTTTTAACAATAAAAAAGTTCTTTAAAAAAGCTCCAGCTAGCCGCGCTAGCTACCCCCAGCTGCGCCGTAAAAGCTGCAGTATAAGTTATCTGACTGAATAAAAGTAGGACAGACACAGCGAATAGTAATAATGAAACGACTCCTAGAGTATTTAAACAATGATTAATAGCTTGTTTCATTTTTTTACTCATGGTATTAATTAGTTTTATTCGTTAAAACAGCTACGGCTCTTTCGATCTCTCTTAGCCTGAGCTCTATAAGTTCTAATGATTTAGTCTGAGTATTATCAATTTGATTTTTAATTTCTAATTGGCCCAAAATTAATTCAATTTTTTGGATCTGGTCTTGGCTTTTCTGAAACTCTGTACGGGTAATAAATGTATTTTGTAAGTAAAGGCTTGCCATCATAAAACCCAAAATAGCCAATTTCCAGATATTATCAAAAGATAAGAGTTCGTGGAGAGTAATTGGCTTTGGATTATTTGCAACAATTTTTTTATTAGAGGCTAACATAATTGAGCTATATAATATATTACACACAAAATGGCTTATTTGAATATTCCAATTCCACCTATAGAATGTTACGTTAGAGGTAATTTTTTAAGAAATCAACAGGATTCATTCGATAAAAAATTCGAATGTTATATTTTTGGAATGAGTTCCATTCCCAATAAAACCCCGTTATTTCATTTTATGATGAGTGATGGCGGGATATGGTGGAGGATGCCATTACATGCATTTTGCTGGAAAGAAGACGCACAAGAACAGGAGTTAGACGAAATTGTTCTTTGGGATTCTTACTCCTACTATGTTTCTATTACTCAATTTCCAATGTTAAAAAATTCTCCAGTGCAATTTATAAGTAGGCGTAAAAATAAATATAAAGGTAAGATTATTTTTACACTAGACTGGGGCCAGGAAGATAGAACTATTCCATATGTTGGATTTTCTGAACATCCTTCTCAACATAAATGTGGACATTTTATTATGATGGATAATGGCAATTACGCTATACAACCAAATAATAGATTATTAGTTTTTGATAGTACTTTTTATACGAATAAAAAGCAGTTAATAGAAAGAAAATATAATTCACAAGAATGGTCTTCCGAAGGCAACCCTAAATGGATGACCCCAGATAGTGATAACATATCATTTGATTTTATAAATACAGAAACAAATGAAGATAATATTTGACCATACAAATGGGGAGTTTAATAAAAATGGAAATTCTTTACTAGAAGTTTTTGCTATAAAAGAGGACGAATCTGATGAATATATGTTTAATAATGGATGGTTACCATTTCAAAATAAATGGTATCAAACAAGGTCTTCAAGATTAAAACTCGCCACAATATCAAAAAGAAGAAACAAAGAATTATCAAAAATTAATATATCATATTGTAAGAATGTTTTTGATATAGCTGATAAAGCAATTAATTATGAAAAATTTGATTATAATTATTTAAAAGACTATCTTAAATTAAATCATTTTAAATTTTTTTTTGATGATTGTTTTTGTGGGGTTGTTAATCTGGTTGGCAACATTCCATATTATACATTTATGATCTGGGATGAATCTCATAAAGATCATTCTTATGGCACGTTATCTTTTTATTATCTTATAGATAAATTATATAATGAAGGGCATGAATATTTATATACATCCGAATATTATCCCATTTTTTCTTATAAAAAAACTTTACCAGGTTTCGAATGGTGGGATGGAAAAGATTGGACTACTGAAGATAAGTCTTGATTTAGAATTCAGTTAATTATATTATATCCAACAATGAGTAATACTGTTGAGTTAATTGGTTACTATGGTTCAGACGACGTTCACGCTTGTTCAGCTTGGACTTCGACAAGTAGAGAAATTACAGAAGAAAAGCGCGCGCGAATTCCAAGTTTATTAAAAATGCTCGCGGAAGCTGGGCATCACACTCCATTTGAAAAATCTTCATTACATTTTTTAGTTAACTGCGATATCGCTAGCCATATTCATTTGATAAAACATCGCGTTGGAGTTTCCGTAAATGGAGAAAGTGCAAGATATAAAGAGATTAAAGAGGACAAATTTTATATTCCAAATGATTGGGTTGCACTAGATGAGGAAGACCCAGATGGTTGGGCTGGTAATTCTCATGAATCCATGTCTGTTTATAGTTGGGCTGGAGTACTTGAGGAGTACACCGAACAGGGAAATAAATATTATCATCAATGTTTAAAAGATCTAACACCAATAATTGGACGTAAACGCGCAAAAGAAAGCGCAAGATATTTTAAAGGTTACAACTCACAGATTCAAGCAGACGTAATGTTTAACTGGAGATCATTCTATCATTTCCTAGAGCTTCGCAATAAAGAAGACGCTCAAAAAGAAATTCGAGAAATAGCGGTTAATATGCTAGAACTCGTAAGAAATATTGATGGTAATCCTTTTAAATATACCATTGAAGCTTTTGGATATTAAAATTAATTTTTAATTATACTCTTATATAAGATATTATATATTGTGGAGTTAGAACAGTTACTCAATGTAAAAGAACTAGCAGGGCTGAATTTAGAAATTATGTTCGGCGCTGTTCCTAGAAATTTAGTTGGTGATAATTCTAAAAAATTTAATAAGCGTAAAACAAAAAATTTATTTTATGTAATTTTTGGAGTTTTCTTAAAAGAATCTCATCAATATATAGTATTTTCTAGTGTTTTTAAATCAAAACGCAATCGTCTTGATGGAAGTTTATTTGAAGAAATAATGGTTGATTCTGCAGTTTATGAAGATGAAAAGGATGTTTTAAATCATATTTATGATTTTATAAATAGTTTTTCAGACCATGACAGATTTATTAACGAAGAGATAGCTCAATTAGAAATGATGCCAGCACAAGAAGCATTTAATTACTTGGTACTATGGAATAAAGGAGTTTTTGATTACTTTAACGATCTATTGAAGACACAAAAGGTAAAAAAAAATGGATTGTTTAATCTTTTTAAGTAATATAAAGATATGTATTGGCCGTGTATGAAAATATTTAAAGGTAGTGATACTTGGAAAAAATTACCTAAACAAATGAGGTGGAGTTTTCTTGGTGTGTGGAAATTAGAAGATTCTCAAATGCATTCTGAGCATCCCGAGTATAAACTTCAACCAAATATGAGTTATATTAATAAAAGAAAGACTGGATTTAAACCCCCAGTAAAACCCGAAGAATCAGAAGGTTAATTTTGATAAGTAATATAAGCCCAAATTTTTCCAGCACCAGTCGTTGGAGTAGCAAGTCTTACAGATGGGATTGGGGAATCTAAAAATGCTGGCGACATATAACCTGTAACACCAGTAGCCGTATAAAAAATATAATTATCATTAATTCCACCCCGTATAAACTGGGAATCATACCTACTTAAAAGAGATTCTCCTTGTAAATTAATAGTCGCAGTATTGCCACTGACATATGCTACGATTAAAGCGTTACGACTTAAGGCAGTATTAACCCAATCGCCAGTAAAAGGAAGTGATTGTCCAGTAGCTAAATAGTCAGTTTTAATTAAAAAGGAATTCATACTAGTCTCTAATTACACATAAAATTGATAGTTTTAATTATAATAATTAATATATTATGTGAAAAAAGAAAAAGCTAAAACTTTTTTAAGAGAAATATGTCGAGAATATGACGTTAAGGTTATATTTCGCAAATTAGGTAAAGACATAGATGGAGAATGCGACTCTAAGGCTAATTTTATTAATATTGATAAAAATTTAACTGCAAAAGAAATGGCTCAAGCGGTTTTTCATGAACTCGGCCACGTTTATTGTATAAGAAAAAGCATTTGGGAAAAATTTCATGAAGATCCAGAATACCCAGCTCTTAAGAGTTTTAAAGTAGAAAATTGGGTGGAATGGTGGGCTAAACGCGAATGGGATGCCCATGGAATGAGAAAAATATTTGGACAGTATCAATTTGTTTATCTAAAAAAGAATAAAAATGAATTAATAAAATGGTTTAAAAATCATTTTAACGCGCCAAGATTATCATGAAGCATATTATTACTGAAACTTTTGGGGCTATAATGACAATTAGTTTTATGTTTTGTTATGTGCCACAAATCATAACTATTTTTAAAAATAAATTTTCGCGCGGACTTTCCCTAGGGCTTATCCTTATGTCAATTTGCGGCTATATATCTGGAATGATATACATGTTTCTAACACAATTTGGTATATGGTGGTTTTTAAATTATTGCGTTGGGCTTATAATGTGTGTAGTATTAGTCTACGCTTGGTTCAAATTTAGAAAAAATTAGTTCTTTAACATTTTAATTGGGGGTGCAGCACGAAGGTGGTGCAGTCGGTTTACATCCGAAAGGTTGAGATTTCGAAATTCTCCACCCCTACCATTTTGGGTTAATTTTATAAATGGAGCCGACATTCTTTTTCTAGGGAACCCCCTAGGAAGAGTTAAAATTAGTCCAGAGCAGTCGCGGGTAAACTGTTCACTATTTAGGGGTCTGGGGCTGCTAGGCGTGGCCACCAAGCTTGCACCTTGGTTTTCAGATCGGTTCGAATCCGATAGACTCCATTTCCCCATGTATTCCAATGCAGAGAAAACCGCTTTAGAAGCGGCAAAGTGTAGGTTCAAATCCTACCATGGGGACTTTTCTTCTTGATTTATAAATAAATTTGCTTATAATGAATAAAACGTATGAAGCAAGTGCTCTACTACAATGAAACCTAGAAAAACAAGAAAGCCTAGAAAACCTAATAATCTCAGTGAAAAAGAATACATAAAACTTTTTGCTGAGGTTCTAATTTGGCTTTCAGAGCAGGAAGAGTGGACAAAGATGGTAGAAAATTTAAATAAAGATTATGTACATAAACAAATAGAAGTTGAAACACTACTTAATTTAATGTTTGATTTAGATCCTTTTTGATATGAAAAAATTCTTTAAATTACCTAAAAATAAAACTCCAGAGATAACTTTGGCAGGACTTTTTAGTTCTGAATTTGTCAACCCATTAGCTTTAATTTCCGCGCTGTATGGCGGAAGCCTTCCAAGTTATAAAAGATATCGTGAAAATTTTTATAAGGATAAAGCTATTGATTATTTGATTAGTAATGGTGCGGAAATAATTCAAACAGCCGAAGAAATTCAAATTTCAAAAAAAGTTCAAGATGATGAGGATGGTTTTGTTATCGGTGAGGATTTTATAATTCCTAATATGGATAATGAGGAGGGCTATTTATTTTTTTATAAAGATAATTTTATTCAGTTAGTCGTTAATGATACAAAAAAAGATAAAGATAAATGTAAATTATCATTTTACTACCCAAACGATCACGAATGTATAAGCGAAGAGTTTCATAAATTTTTGGTAATAGACAATTCACCGAATATCTTTATGGTGAATCAAGAGTATGGACAATTTACATTTTCAAAATTCAATATTAATTTGCCAGATACATTTAATCTTGCTTTAAATTATGGAGATGATTTCCCAGAAATTAATGATAAATTGATTGATGCCTTACATGATAATTACTCTGGACTTTATATGTTGCACGGACTTCCAGGAACTGGAAAAACAACTTATATACGTTATTTAGCATCTGTTTTAAAGAAGGATGTAATGTTTTTTCCGACTTCATTTGTGAACGAGATTACAAATCCAGCTATTTTAAATCTTCTTCGTAAGAAACAGGAGTGCGTTCTTATTTTAGAAGATGCCGAAAAAGCTTTAACTAAACGTACTTTATCAGATGAGCCTTCATTAGTGTCTACACTTTTAAATATGACAGATGGTATTCTTGGCGACATTCTCAAATTAAATGTTATAGTAACTTATAATTGTGATCGGCAAGATATTGACGAAGCCCTATTAAGAAAAGGGCGTTTGAAAGCTGAATATTCTTTCCAGGGTCTCGAAAAGAAACACGCTAAAAAACTTATTGATCATTTAAATTTAGATATTGAAGCCAAAGACGGGATGACTTTAGCAGATCTTTATTATGCTAAAAGTGATGAAAAACTGATTGGGAATGTAAAGTATCTTGAGAAACCCGCTATAGGATTTAAATAATATGAAAAAGAAAACCGTAATAAGCCCCAATAGAATAGTAAGAAAGAAAAAGTCAACAAAAATTGATCCACCAAAATCTTCGCTGGAAAAATGGTCTTTGTGGCTTACCTCCAAATTAAACTATCTATTTGGTAAGTAATGATACTTGTTATTTCAGACATACATCTTGGTAGCCCAATTTGTCAAGCTGAACTAACATTAAAGGTATTAGAAGACTCCGAATACGATAAATTAATTGTTTGTGGGGATATTTTAGATTCCTATAATATCCATAGACTTTGCAAAAAGCAATGGAAAGTTTTGTCTGCTTTGAGAAAAATATCAAAAACTAAAGAATGTATTTTTATAAAAGGTAATCACGACCAACATTTAGAAACTATTAGTGCGCTGCTAGGTTTTGATTTTAAACTTGAGCATATAGAAACTATAAATTCTAAAAAGTTTTATTTTGCTCATGGTGATAGATGGGATTATCTTATACAGTTAAAACCTTATCTTGCAGAGGTCGGAGCTGCAATTTATTACTTTCTTCAAAAGTTGGATAAAAAACAAACGTATACAAGAAAATTAAAAAAGACTATAAAAACTTGGAGATCTTCTGCCGATAAAGTCATGCAAAGAATAGCGCATCATGGAAAAGATTTAGGTTGTAATACTGTTGTATTTGGACATACTCATATGCCAGAATATAAAATGATTGATGGGATCGAGTGCGTTAATCTTGGCTCGCAATGTGATTTACCAGTAACTTACGCAATTATAAATAGTGCTGGATATATTCAATTGCAAAGTAAAGAATAAAAACAGTTGATTCGGACGCAAAATATGATATAAAAGAAATATGAAGACCCTTGTTATCCCAGACGTTCACCAAGATATAGAGGGTGTTTTAAAAATATTTAAGGCTGAAGACATAGATTCTTTTGATGAAATCATTTTTTTGGGCGATTGGTTCGATTCTTTTCACGAGCCGCCTAGAGTCGCTAGCTTTAAAGATACCTGCTTGTTTTTAAGGGATCTGGTTTGGAGGAATAAAAATAGTAAAATAATTTTTCTTGTTGGAAACCATGATCTTGCTTATATTTATAATAATAAAAAAAGTGGCTATACTAGTGTTGCGCCAAGTATAACCTATTGGTGTTCAGGAGTTACTAAAAGTAAAATTAGTACTTTTCGTCAAGTCTTTTACGATAAAGGTCTTAAAGATGACTGGTTTGTAAAAAATTTCAAAATTGCACACTGTTCACAGGGGTGGATCTTTTCTCATGCTGGAATGGTTAATAGTCAGATACCATATGGTCATACCGTAAACCAGGTAGTTGATGAAGTTATACCAGATGTTTGGCTTAACTTTAGAAACGTTGCTTACTGTCAGAATGCATTAATTTCTGCTATAGGTATTGCTCGCGGCGGTCAAGACAATACTGGTGGACTTTTATGGCTTGATTACTATAATGAGTTTTTTGCTTCTCCAGATATTGGAAGGCAGGTTTTTGGACACAGTTATGTTCCAGAGCCAACCGCTACAGCATTAAACACTGAATATGAAAGTTGGAATCTTGATACTAATCTTAAAGACTATGCTATTATTCGTGATGGCCGTTTAACAACTCGTCGAATAACATGAATAAAAATATACAAAAATTACTTGCAGATGTATCTATGCAATGCGTAGAGCATAAAATTAACTTTCGCTTGGAATATAAAAGTCAAGTGGACGAAGAGAATATGCCTTGTAGCGGATATTTTGATGAGGATAGCCTTGTGGTCGCAACCAAAAAGAAAAAAATGGAAGATTGGATAGACGTTCTTGTACATGAGTCTTGCCATTTAGATCAATTTCTTGCTGGCTCAAAAGTTTGGACTCCAGACTCAGAAGCTTTAAATATTGTTGAAGATTGGATTCATGGTAAAAATATTAAGAACAAAAAACTTATTAAAGGATTTAGAAATGCTCTTGAGTTGGAATTAGACTGCGAAAAAAGAAGCGTCCAAAAAATAAAAAAATATAAGCTGCCTATTGATAGTAAAAAATATATACAAAAAGCTAACGCCTACTTGTTTTCTTACTTATATGCTTACGTTAAAAAAGCTTGGTATCCCAAACCCTATGAAAATCCTAAAATTTATTTGAACATGCCGAAAGAATTTTTAAGTCTTGACGAGTATTTTACTTTAAGTACCCCATATTTTAAATATTTTTCTTGATATGATAACCTATACAAAAATTAAATTTCCTAAAGTTTATTATTCAAACATAAAATACTTTTCCGAACAAGTTAAAAATTTTGGAGGAAGTCCGCTTTACTATATGGAAAATTATAGGGATTTTATTTTGCAACTCTCTAATCATAAAATAAAATTAAATAAGACGTATTTAAATGATTCACTAGATATAAAAGATTTTTTACTAAATATGGACAATATAATTAAATATTATGTAGCAGAAGGGTTTATTGAATGATAAAAACTCGTTTTTTAACAACATTAAGGCTCGGCAAATACTCATTACAATTGTGGCGAAAGGGTAGTCATATGAAATCTTTTCAATTCTATAACTTTAATAATCGTTATTTTAGAAAAATGAGCGTATACTTGCCTTTAGTAATAATTGAATTAAGTTATATGAAACCATGAATAACGAAATTATAGATTTATATACAGCTGTATTAAATAATTTAAAAAATTCTATTGATCCTAATTTTAGAAATGAATTATTAAAAGAACGACAAATTGAAAGTTTAGATGTAAGATGGAAACAGGCGCGCATAAATATTCAAAAATATATTGAGAATGTTAAAAATCACCATCCACAAATTGATAATGTTATATCATATCATGGTTATTTTCTTTATGAGGATATTGCTGCTATTTTTCTAGATTTAATCTGGCAAGATTTACATAATAAATTAGAGATAAAAGACACTATTTTTTACTATAAGACATACAAGATTCAAATTTGCAATAGAAATCTATTGACATACCATTCAAATTAGAAGATAATAAGATTATGGATAAATATAAAAAAGTTCAAGAAAAGCGCGACACGTTCATTCAATTTTCTGAAGAGGAAGTAGAGGAAATGGGTTGGGAACAAAATCAAAAACTTTCTGTTCAAATCACAGATGACGGCACAGTTACTCTTCAACCATATGCAAAAATGGAAATTGAAATTGGAGAATGGTCGCGTGAAATGCTAGAATATCTTGTTGGCGAATCGTGTGATCGTGACGTTTCAGTCAATGACATTATAACTGAAGTCTTAACCCAATATATTAAAGATAATGAATCCGTACAAGATTAAAAATCAAAATAGTCATACTTATAAAGTAGTATTCGAGAATCCAACTGTTGGAGATCAAACATTTCCCACTGTAAATATTGAAATTTCTTCTGAAGCAACTATTACTGATCATTTATATGCTTTTGAAAGATTTTTAGAAGGAATGGGGTACGTTCTTCCAGAAAACGCTTCTCTTGATTTTGTGGAAGAGGAAATAGAATCTAGAGACGATATTACTACAGACTCTATAGACCAAATGAATGGATTAAATTAATTATGGGAATGTTCGATTCAATACGTTGCGATTATCCATTACCTCTTCCATTAGAGGTCGTAGATAAACTACCAGACATTTATGAAAAAGAGTTTCAAACAAAAGACTTTGAAAATCTTTTAGACTATTATATTCTTACTGAAGAAGGTGAGATTCTTTTTCATCAGAAAAAATACGAATGGCGCGATGACGATAGTTCCTTTCTAAAAGGGTACATGGAAGTTATTGAAGAGGAAATTATTCCACATCCTTTTCACGGGTTACTAAATTTTTATTCTTATGAAACTGTTTACTCAGATACATCTAGATTAAGTGGTTACGATATCTCTATAGATTATATGGCTAAATTTAATAATGGTCGTTTGGATTCTATAGAAGTCCTTGAATATAAGATAGAAGACGCTACAGAAAGATTAGTAGAATTAGACAAGTTCTTTAAAAAACAACAGCTTATTCGCAATTTTTGGTATAATAAATACATTTTTAATACTACTGCTTGGAATTGGTTTAAAAAGAAAGTTTTAATTTTACCAATCAATAAGGCTATTAAAGCACTTACAAAATTTGAGAGTTTAATTTGGAGGCATCTATAGGCCATTAAGAGTCATAATTAATATTTAAGTGTATATATAAATATGCCATTTACGACTACAGTCACGACTACCGCCTCTAATAATTTAGACTACACTTATAGTTACAGTAATTCAATTTCCGCATCTGCAAAATTATCAGTTAATGAGTCGATTCCATCTGGAACTACAAATAATTTTTCTAATTTTACTTTTAACACTGGTAGTGGGGTATTTTTAGCAATGGCTTCTGATGTTAGTACTTATAATTTAAAAATAAAAACAAATAGTTCCACAACACCAATTAATTATTTTAATATTTCTTCTACTGGTAATTTAGTTTATTTTAATTTAGGTAGCGCCACAGACTCTTCTGGTGTTTTGATAAAAAATATTAGTGGAATTTATATTGATAATACTGGGACTAGTGTTGCTTCTTTAAGGATCGATTCTTTATTCGATACGACACCTTCTATATAGTAGTCAAAATTTAATTGATTTTTAGGGTGGTACGTCCATATTATTCAATATGGTCATAGATATTTTAAATAAGTTTAAATCACATCCATTTATTTCGGAAAAAGCTAGTTTAGAAATATATTCAGACCCTTTTCCGCATATTGTTATCAAAAATTTATTAAAAGATAACATTTACGAATCTTTAAGTAAAGATTTTAAAAAATATATAGATGCTACACCAAAATTCGGTAAAATTGGAGACACCAATGTAACTTATAATGCAAAAATTTATTCTATAAAAGAAGACGATTGCAAAAATGGTTATGAATTTTTTGTGAGCCCCTTTTGGAAAGATTTTGTAAGCTTTTTATTCAAAATTGAATTTAATCAGCATATAGCTTATAGTCTTCATTATCACGAGCCTAATACTAGCGATGGTCATCCGCATAAAGATTTGAGTATTTGTTCAGCTATTACGGATAACTCTAAAAAAGTAAAAATTACTGGAGACTGTATATACGCTGATGACTCTAAATACAAACAGCCACATACTGAAAAAATAATGAGAAGCGTTGCTGGGTTATATTATTTTAATAATGATACCGATGGTAGTGACGAAATGGGTGGTGGAACTGCAATTTATAAAAATTATGATTATGAATTAGAAAAAATAATTCAGCCAATAAATAATAGTTTTTTTATGTTTCAAATCGGCCCTAAGTCTTTTCATGGGTTTAAAAAGTCTAAATTTTATCGTTCTGCAATGGTTCAATGGTTTCATTCAAATTTAGAATATTATATAAGAACAAATCGTGATGAATTTAAAAAGCACGGGTTATTAATAGAAAATTCTTTTGAAAGATGGATTCCTAATGAAGAGTTATGTGATTTGCCCTAAATTTTAATCATTACAAAAATAATTAATGTTTTTTTATTTACAATGTATAGTTGGAATCATAATGTTTTTTATGTTAGTTTTTATGAGAGGGTCCGTTGAAAATCCAATTTATAGTATATTAAAATTAGGCAATACAAAATTAGATAAAATAGTTACAGAATTAAGATTTTATATACCGTGGATATTATTTATGAGCATGAATAATCAATTTATGGATATTAAAATTACTTCCATTTCTAATAAAAGTACTTATACATGGTATTTACGTAAAGATAAACGGGTGGGTAATTATAAATTTAATAATGATCTAACATCTCTAACTTTAACTTTTTATTACTTATGGTTTCAAAATTTTTTAAATAATTTTATAGAGTTAGAAATACAAAAATTTTATAAAAATAAAGATGAAATTTGTAATTTTATTAAAATTGAAAAACATTGGTTTAACTCTTTTAATGAAGAAAGTTTATCTATTCGAAATAATCCAATAAGAATAGAACAAATATCGGAATGGAAATATGATTAGTTTTTTAGAAATTTTAAATTTTTTATTTAATTATGAAATATACTCATCTTTCGCCTGTGTTTTGAGAATTATTTCAACGGGTTATTTATTATTTTGTTTATTTTGGATTAGAAAAGACGCTTGGAATTTTTCGTCTCCAAACGGACCATTCGGAAATAATGACTATAAAAATTTTGCTAAGCAATTTAATTTCCAATTATCATTATTTAGTATTTTTAATGATAGATTTCCTGCTCAAAAATTTATTTTTATAAGTTTTTATATTTCTGGACTCTTTTCTTTAATTGGATTTTTTACAAATATATCTCTGTTTGTATTTTTAATAATGTTAATGTCAATACAAAATAGAATTTTACCTATTATTTATAGTGCGGCAGATAGTATTTCAAGAATATTAATCATATGTTTAGCTATAACTGACTGTGGATCACAATATTCGCTTGATAATATATTAGGATTATCTTCTAATCAAAATATCATTAATGGAACTGGGATTAGGGTTTTACAAATTAGTATTTGTATGATTTATTTTTGGTCTTCTGTTTATAAATTAAGAGATACTTACTGGTTAGATGGTGAAACTATTAAAAATGCTATTGCTACACCGATTTGGGGTACGAGATGGTGTTTAAAATTTTGGCAGAAAAATATTGTTTCTAAATCTATAACATGGTCTGTATTGATATTTGAATATTTTGCCCCAGCCCTATTCTTCATTAAAGAAACTAGAAATTTTGCTATTATATATGCAATATTGATGCATGTTTGTATTACAATATTTATGAGAATTGGATATTTTGGTCCTATAATGATAATATCTGTATTAAGTTTTTGTAACGATTTTTTTAAATGAAAATATTAATATTAGGTGGAACATTATTCGTCGGAAAACATTTTGCCAAAGTTCTTAAAGATAAAGGCTATGATATTACTTTAGCTAATCGGGGCATTTCTGGAGAAGTCAATATCAAAATAGACAGGAATAACATTGATACATGCAAAAATTTAAATAACAATTATTACGATATTATAATAGATTTTTCATGCTATAATTTGGAGCAATTAATTAATACTCTTAATTATGTAAAATTTGATAAATATATATTTATATCGACTAGTGGTGTAGATTTCCTACCCTTTCATAATGTCGCGCCAGAACATTACGAAATGGCTATGTATATTTTTAATAAAAAGAAATGTGAAGATTATATAGTAAAAAATATTTCTAATCATACAATAATTCGCCCATGTTATATTGTTGGTGAAGGGGACTATACAAATCGTTTTTATAAAAATGGAAATAAGTATTATTGGAATGATGGAAAAGAATTAACTTTTTATATTGAAGTAGGTAAGTTTAGTAGTATAATTTTTAATAGTTTTAAAAATAAAGGAGCTAATATTATTAGTCCCTGTAAAGAATTGAATTAAAAAATATGAAACGTAAAGATTGTATTGGTAAAACATTTAATCATTTAACTATTTTAGAAGTGCTTCCGAATGATAAAGTAAAATGTCAATGTACTTGTGGTACATTAAAATTATTTAATTGGCGAGATATTCGTAGGGGGAGAACCAAAGGTTGTGGTTGTCGCCGCAATACACCAGAATTAAGAGCCTTAGCAAAGGAAAGGGCAATAGATCTTCAAAAGAAGGGTATATTAAAACGTGGTTATGTTGGAAAAGATGCCAAATGTCCATTTAAATATATTTTACGTACGTTAAATAAGCCAAATAGAAAACCATGTAATTTAAAAATAGAGCATTTAAAAAAAATTTGGGAAGAAAGCGGTGGAGTTTGTTCATATACAAAAATTAAATTAATTTTACCAATTGGATCTGCAAATCCGAATCCCGCAATTTCATATAAAATGGCATCGATAGACAGGATTGATTCTTCAAAAGGGTATGAGCTTGGAAATATTCAATACGTTAGTCGTAATATAAATTATGCGAAAGGAATCCTTACTCATCAACAGATGTTAGATTTTATGAATCTTATTAAAGAAGTGGACGTGAGGGGCTAATTTAAAAACTAATTTCTTAGTATATTCATTAAAGAATATTTAAATTGTGGACTATATCTTCATCTGATTAGTTATATCAGAGCTGGACGCTAATCTGGTTATTAAGAGGGCTTTACCTCTCCAGTAGTCTCTGAACCTTCTAAAAATGTATTTTTAGCTTGGCTGCTGATTGGCATATCATATTTTATGATTTAGCTTTCCAGCAATTCATCCAGTTTTAATCGAAGCATCACTGCTAAGTCAACCCATTGAGTTGAACCCCTGTCCATTTAATTTATATTAAAAGGTCTACATGTTTTAGTTTCTTTAGCATTTTAGCCACCATACGGTAACTTGGACTTTTAGGCTGCTTGGCGACACTAACCTTAGTTTTAAGTCTGCCTATAGATTATTATCGCAAATCTACATACGGAGGATTTTTTTTGTTACATTGATATAGTCCACAATTCAATAACCTCTGCTATCAATTAACCCTTAGAGGATCTAGGTTAAAGGATCTTAGGCTGCTAAGAGGTACTCTTCTTCAACTTCCCCGAGGAACTCGGAGGCATTGTTGAAGATATATTCTGCTTCAGCCAAGATTGCATCAGTATTATCTTCTGCGTTTGGTTTTTAATCGATTTTTTACGAGGCCATCGATTAACCTCGACATGCGCTTTTAATTTCAACTAAATGTCGAAACCAGTACACGCCCAAAATTTCAAAGAACTAACTAATGATAAGCTTTATTACACTGTTTGTCAATAAAAAGATTGATATTTAAATAAAAAAAATATAACATTAATATTATGAAAGAACCTTTTACAATTAATTTAAAAAAATATAATGACTCGCGTGGATATTTTGTGGAAAAATTTAATAAAGAAATCTATAGGCAAGTTACTGATTCTGAAAATGAAACTGTTTTACAAAATTGTCCGCAATGGGTGCAAGAAAATTATAGCGTCTCACAAAAAAATGTTCTGCGCGGATTACATTATCAATTAGATCAACCACAGGCAAAATTAATACATTGTATGTATGGTAAAATAATGGATGTTATTGTAGATTTAAGACTGTTTTCGCCCAATTTCGGCAAACACGAAAAATATTATTTAGATGATAGTTCTATTTTATATGTTCCGATTGGATTCGCCCATGCTTTTGTTAGCTTGTCTGATCATACAATTGTTGAATATAAATGTTCAAATTTTTATTTACAAAAAGACTCTTACGTGTTAGCGTGGAATGATAAAAATTTAAATATAGATTGGGGAATTGATAACCCAATCCTTTCAGAACAAGATTCTAATGCTTTAAGTCTTGCAGATTGCCCCAAATTTGATTAATATTTAGTATTGGAACTGTAGCTCAACTGGTTAGAGCGCCGCCCTGTCACGGCGGAGGTTGCGGGTTCGAGCCCCGTCAGTTCCGTGACAGAGATGTAGCTCAACTGGTTAGAGCACCGCTTTGATAAGGCGGGGGTTGTAGGTTCAAGTCCTACCATCTCTATTAATTTTTTAATTTAAAATTCAAACATATATAATACATAATGGAAAATAATCAAAATACTGGCGCTGGCAAAGGTGACAAACCTCGTAATTGTTTTTCTAAAAAATATCGTGATAACTATGATTTAATTAGTTGGAAGAAAAAAAACTTTAAAAAAAATACTACTAAAAGCGTAAAATAAATTTATGTTTTCTGCGATTTTCGCCTCGATGAATAGAGAAAAAGCATTAGAGGCTACTTTATCCTCTTGGGCAAAAATAAATAAAATTAAAGATTTAGTAATTGTAGATTGGAGTTCTTCGGAGCCTTTGATAGAAAATCAAATTATCAAAGAACAAATAAACGAATATGGGAATATTAAAATCATTCGGGTCGAAAACCAAAAATATTTTTATCGCTGTTTGGCGTGGAATCTTGCTTTCCAAAATACTGATCCAGAAAATAAAATTCTAATTAAATTGGATGCAGATCATTATAATACGAGCACTTCGCAACTTCATGGTAGAGATCACAGTTCTTGGTTGGATAATTTATCATTAACGGCGGATAAAGAGTTGAAAAACTGTTTTTATGCGGGAAACCTTGACTTGGATTATAAACTGTATGGTTTTCTTATCGTAAACAAAAAACACTTTAAAGAAGGTTATAATGAAAATATAGATGCTATTTGGGGATTTGAAGATTCAGACCTTTACCATAGAATACAAAAAAAATATAATATAAATATAAACAAATCGATTGGCTCTAATTCTATTTTTCATATTCCTCATTCCGAAGAAATGAGAATTAAAAATCTTAAATCTCCAATCAAATATTTATGGAAAGACGAAATAAATTTAGGACCGAATTTTAATGAAAAATACCAGTTTACATATATAGGAAAAGACGGAAAAAGATTACAAACCAGAACGCAATGTAAAAATATTAACGAGTGGACTCCTGCTAAATATAGAGTATTAGAAGACTCTCCGATTTATAAAAGGGTTGAATTGATAGAACAATGAAAAGGTTATTAATAATACCTTTACTACTGATAAGTAGTTGCCATCATCTTGAAAAAATACAATTAAAAGGAGAGATTACTGGAACAAGATATAGTAATCAAGAATTTACAAAAGGTAAACACGTTCTGACTGCAAGATACCCCTTATCAGAAACAATAAATATCAAAGGAACCGTGTCTCAAGAATACAAAACTGGACCACTGATACAAACTGAAATGCCAGATTACGGAGAAACAAGTTTAGAAATTTTGTTTTAGGTGTATATCATTATATAGAGTTTAATTGCGGGATCGACAAGTGGTTAAGTCAGAAGTCTCATAAGCTTCCATGCATGGGTTCAAATCCCATTCCCGCTATTTTTTATTTGACCTATTCGCAAAATATTATATGATTAGGGTATGAATAATAGTATAAACATCAATACGAGTAAAATCCCCACAATTCACCAACTTCGGCGCGCTGGATGGAAAGTTCGCGTAATGCACGGCAGGATGGAAGACTATCCAGATTTGTATAGCGACGAAGTGGGACTACCAGTGCGTCATCTTGCAGATCGTGTAACAATGATTGAGCTAACTTCCCCAGAAGGTAAAGATGCTTATGGTGTTGCCCTTTGTAGTAAAGAGGACAATTACAATCGTAAACTCGGCAATCGTATTGCACTGGGCCGCGCATTGAAAAATCATATGGTATTTAATGAAAACAACTCTTTTTAGTTTACTTTCGATAATTCTTTCTTGCGCTATTACCTTTGCAGATTATACCGCATCTGGTAATGGTTATAATAGAGGGGACGCCTATATGATGGCAATCGGTAGCGCACCGAATGGATATCAATGGACAATTATTCGTGTCAATTATAGACCACTGGGGGATGGAAGATATAATTGCGTAATAACTTGGAAAGAAAACAATTAAATGCCTTGTGGTGAAATGGTATCACGGTTTCCTTTGGAGAAACTTTTCTACGTTCGAGTCGTAGCGAGGCAGCTTTAAACACTCCTATAGTTCAATTGGTTAGAACGGTCTGTTTATAACGGACAAACCTTGGTTCAAATCCAAGTAGGAGTACTATACTATACGTGTAATATAATACAATGACTTTATTAAAATTATGACAGCATCAGCCGAACCTAATAAAAAATCTAAAGAATATTTATCCTCAAGGGCATGGTCAGAAGAATGTATAACAAATATTAAAAAAATACAGGATGAATTTTTAGATCATTATTACAATGATAAAAAAGAAAACACTGCTATACTTAAACTTTTGCAACAGTTGGTAGAAAGATTAGAAAAAAATATTTGACATTAAGCTAAAAACAATGTAATAATATATAAGATCTGGCAGTAGTAAACCTTTCCAGATCGGGATGCGCTCTCTTTGCCTGTTAGTGTGTTGGGGGTGCTCATTCTAAGCTAGTCGAGCTAGGCTACATAAAGCTATGACGCTATGCATTATTCAATACAGGCTTTGACGTTGATAGGTCTGCGAACCTCGCGGACGCTTCGTTAAGTAAGGGACAAGTTCTAGGCCAAAACCCTTCAAATACTATTTAAAAAAAGAATTGACATCCCTACCAATTTTACATATAATATAAGACTATGATGAAATATATCAAAATCGCAGTAGTCATGTTGGTAACGACTGGTTCAGTCATTGCTGGCACTGATTTTAAATCAAATAAAAACGTTATTGAAGACACTTGTCGTTTTCGTGACACCGAACTCCAACTCGACCTTTTTGGCACGGGCGGGTTCTATCAAGAGGGTAATCCAGGATGGGGCGGTGGCGCTGCAGTCAACGTGTTTTTTCTCAAGTATATTGGTCTTGGAGTAGAACAAAGTTTGGCGGCGCGTAATGACGCTACAGAATGGGGTACTTTTGGTAACCTGTTCTTGCGTTATCCAATTTGCAGTTGGAACTTGTCTCCATATGTTATGGCTGGACTCGGAGCTGTTTACGGTTCTAATAATGACGCAGTACTAGCTGGCACTGTTGGTGGCGGATTAGAATACCGATTCACAGATAATATTGGTATTTTTGCTGACGCACGTTGGCTTTACAATGCCGAAGCTAGTGATAGCGGTGCAGTCTTGGCGCGCACTGGATTGAAATTTGCTTTCTGAGTCAAATCCCATTCAAGAAACTAATAATGGGTCTAGAAATAGGCCCATTATTTTTTTGCGGAATTAGTTTAATGTTAAAACGAAGCTCTTCCAAAGCCTAGATAGGAGTTCGATTCTCCTATTCCGTACGGGATGGATATTCAGTAGAAATAATTTTAAAAGGATCTCCAAATATATCCTTACTTTTTAGAAAAAAATCATCCCAGTATATTTGATATTTATTTATATATAAAATATTTTCTATATTTAAATAATTATTTATAGTATTTTTATCATATATATATTCAGTTGCTTCATAAATATCTTTGAATTCGTGTATATCAAATTGATTCATGAATTCTTGCATATCTTTATATACATATTTGATACGTATATCTGAACCCTCTGAAGACCAAATTATTCCTAATCTTTTATAGATAATATTATAAAGATTTTCATTATTATCATGATCTAAATAAATAAATTTATATTTTCGAATCAGACCATCTGGTACAATGTTATTAAGGTAATTTTTATTAAGAAGTCGTGTTATCATTAGATTTTTTTTAAATATTACCTTAATATATAATATGAAATTTATTTTTAGCAATTGGTCTGATGCCGTTGGACATAAAACATCTTCTTTAGAATTAGCTAAAATATCAAATTTTTTAATTCAAGCAAAGGGGTTCGAAACAGTTTTATTTGCAGATAAGGGTAGCATCGAACATTTTAAAAGCGTTCCATACAATGAAATTCATGAAATAAAAGACTATGAAATGGAAAATATTCCGAAAAGCCTTTGGAGTATGAGTAAATTGGTATCCATGTCGAAGATGAATGAACCTTTTTTACATGTTGATTTTGATTTGTTTTTATTTAAATTTGATGAGTTATGTTTGAAAAAAAATATTGTATGTTTACATTCAGAATCTTATTTTGATAAAAATATTAAAATACTTCAAAAAATTGTGGGTATACAACCTGAAAAAACATTAAATAGTATAGCAAGATCTTATAATTGTGGAATAATTGGTGGTCAAAATTTTGAATTTTTAAAAAAAGCCTCTAATGAAATATTAGAATATGTGCGTGAAAATAAAAGTCATATAGAGGAAGTATATTCTAACAATTTAAATAATAAAGATATAACAATACAAATTATGCCAGTTTTAGTAGAGCAAGTATGGATGTTTCAATTATTTAAGTTTTATAATGAAATATTTTATACTTATTTAGATTCTGATAGCCCGTCTACGCATAAATTTCAAAACGAGTGCTATATCAAAGGATTCATTCATTTTCAAAAGGGTAAAAAGGTAAAAAATTGTGAATATACTATTAATCAATTTATAAATTATTTTAATATTTAAAGTGTAATAAACTAGATGATCAATACATATCAAGAAGGGGCGGAAAAATTCCCTACTTTATTTGGTTTTAAAACTGATAATAAAATTGCCGCTAACGGTTTAAATACTATTTATGGTATTGTAATGATAGTCGCAATGGCTTTTGCTTACCACGCTTTAAGTCTTATTCTTGTCGAGTGGAACGCATTTTTAGTATTTTTAGCAGCTATTGCCGTCGTTGGTTTACCTTACTGTATTAAGATTATAATGTATGGGCGCAAATTATTTACTTTAAATATGGCTATACTATGTATTGCTATTAGTTTATTACCCACAATTTTTGATTTTATTGGCTTTTATTCAGAAACAAGTATCAGACAATCCCTTGTTAATACAAAATTTGAAGTATTAGAAAAATTAAATTATTTTGATAAAGAAGCGCGAAAAGCTATAAATGAAAATATTATCGAGTTAGATAAAGACTATAATGTAAAATTGGTACAAACAGAAAAGGATTTTAATTCAAAAAAATCAAGCCTGTCACAAGAAGTGGTGGACGCACAACAAACATTTATAGATGAAACGCAGGGCGTGTCTGGGCGATCCACAAGCGGTAGAATAGGTATCGGTCCAAAGTCTAAAGAGCTTGAATCAGAAGTTAGGAAGGCCGAGGCGAGAACTGAATTAGAAAGAAAAGAACTAGAAGATAATAAACAAAAAGAAATTAGTCGTTTAACCAAAGATTATGAAACCAGATATAAATCTTACCAAGAGGGTATAGATGCGATTAATGAACTGGTTTCTTCTAAAGATAATAAGGGTTTAATTTTCGAAGTTAATCGTGCAAAAACTTTTGATGAATTAGCTGATACGGTTGTTCGTCTTAATACTAGCGTAAACATGGTAAGCTCTAAATTAGGTGTTGAACCAGAGTACGTTAAGTTCTCTACTGAGAATGTAATTCAGTTATCTTTTGGCGCATTAACACGTTTTGAAATTACTGCGGTTATTTGTTTTGCACTAGCTCTTCTTTTAGAGATTGTTGATACTATTATTGTTTATATGGTTCGTGGCGTTAAAAATAAAGAAGAAGAAGAAATAGAAGAAGAAAACGCTGAGGTACCAACAGTTGTTGTAGATAATGTAAAAAAGATTGTGAGCGTTAGATAAAAGCGTTGATTTTATAAAAAAAAGTTGTATCATTCATTAATGAGCGACAACTCAAATATTATCAACCAGTATGGATATCCTAGAATTACTGCGCCTGATCAACAATTAATTACTTTAATTGAATCAATGGGGAGAGCAGTAAGAGACAATGAACATAATTTTCCCCAGAAAAGATGGTTTCGCTTGTGCGAGATATATTATTCTTTGAGATATGGATTGTATGGTTACGCTTGGCAAAAAATTAACGATTTAAAGGACGATTTACGATGGAAGATTCCATCAGATGTTTATCATGCATTAAAAGACATATGTAAGGATATGAATGTTGAAATATCATGATTATTATGCCAAGTAGCTCAGTGGTAGTAGCGTTCGTCTGTTAAACGAAATGTCGTTGGTTCAATCCCAACCTTGGCAGCTTTTATATGAAAACCTGTGTATATTGTAAAATTGAAAAAGATATAGTAGAATTCCCAAGGCACTCTTTATATAAAGACAATTTAGATATGCGTTGCAGAGATTGCATCAAACAACATGTTAAAATTAGGAAAGAGCTTCATAAGAACGCGCCGCCAAAACCAGAATTTTGCGAATGTTGTGGCGAAATTCCGCGCAAGTGGTGCCTAGATCACGATCATAAAACTGATAAATTTCGTGGATGGTTGTGTGATAAATGCAATACTGGTATTGGTAAACTGGGTGATGATTTAAAGGGTGTTATGAAAGCTGTAAAATTTTTAAAAAATGTTCCCATAGCTCAATTGGATAGAGCAACGTTCTTCTAAAGCGTAGGTTACAGGTTCGATCCCTGTTGGGAACGCCATAATTTATCTTGATTGAATACCAAAAACAACCTATAGTAATTTATACGGCGCAGTAGTCCAATGGCAGAGACAACAGACTTAAAATCTGTCAAGTGTGGGTTCGAGTCCCACCTGCGCCACCACTTTCTATGAAAACTTATTACATAATTGAAAACTTTAACAAATTAGCTAATCTTTGGGTACAGTATGATTTTATTAAATATAAGACTTTACAAATGGCTAAAAATGAGGTAGAAAGGTTTAAAGCTAATGAAACCAAAGATAAACTTCGCGTAATCAAAACACAAATCGTATATGAAAAAAAATAAAAAACCAGTAACACGTTTTATGGATATGCATAGTGGTGGGGAATTAAAAACTGCCTATACGCATATTTATATAGATGGATCGCTTGAAACAGCTGTAAAAACATTTCGAGAAGCCTTTGGTATTGACCCTGATAATCAAACATGTGATTGTTGTGGCAAAGATTATTTTTACGATGAATACGAAAATATCGAAGAGGCTACAGCTTATGAACGCGAGTGTGAATATAAAGATCAGGGGTATGATCTTAAAACAGCTAAAATTTCAGTAGACGAATACGTTGATGAATCAAGCATTATCTGGATAACAGAATAGAATAAAAATTATGAACATAAATACATACCAAGAGGAAGCCGCGAAAACGGCTATTTATAAAGACAAACTCATTTACCCTATGCTTGGATTGGCGGGGGAAACTGGTGAAATGGCAAATAAAGTTAAGAAAGTTTTGCGCGATAATGGTGGTGAACTGTCTGATGAAGTAAGAAAAGATCTTATTAAAGAATTAGGTGATGTAATGTGGTATTGCGCCGCTCTTGCTAATGATCTTAGCGTATCTCTTGGAGAAGTTTGCTTTTGTAATATCGAAAAACTCAAAAGTCGCCTAGAACGCAATCAGATTGGTGGAAGCGGAGATAATCGCTAAATGAAAAAACAAAATAATCATAAATTTAATCAGGCCATATTATGGCTATTAACAATTCCAACCGAAGAATTATCAGACTCAATGGTTTTAGCGCACAAAAGGATGCAGGAAGAAGACCAAAATGAAATTTGGTTGGTTGATTATTTTGAAAACAATCTAAAAGAAGAAATCGAAGAATTTATTGAGTGGAACGATACTTTTCTACAAACCAAAGCTGTATGACTATATTGAAATCCAGTTCAATTTATTATGATGATGTAAATTTGATTGCGCAACCAACAGATATTTCGTCACGATCCGAAATTCCAGAGGAAAAATGGCGCATTATGGTAAGCCCAATGCAGTCAATCGTTGGCCCGATCTTTGCAAAAAAAGCTCTTGAACTCGGACTATCTGTTTGCTTACATCGTTTTAATTCAACTATACAGGACAGATTAAAATTAATTAATGACGTATTTATGAACATGACCGATCCAAATACTCAAATTAAAAGAGTTTGGGTTTCCGTAGGATTAAAAGATTTAGAAAATATAGAAGCTATTATACATCAAGGAGTAGAGAATATTATTATTGATGTAGCTAATGGGTATATGTCAGACGTAATTGAATTTGCGTCACAGATCTTTCATAAATCTGAAAAACAGATTAAAAAAATAATGCTTGGGAATATTCATAGCGATACCATTCTTACGGATTATCAGAATCTTTCTATTTATTTAGGAATACCAATTTATTTTAGGTGTGGTATTGCGAGTGGGAGCGTTTGTAATACCAGCGTAATGACTGGATACAATCGCGGCCAAATTACCGAAATTAATGAATGTGCCACTTGGGTTGACTCTACTAATAGTAATTTACTTTTAGTGGCTGATGGCGGAATTGCTAATCCAGGGTGTGCAGTAAAGGCTTTTGGTGCTGGTGCTGAATATATAATTATGGGCGGTTATTTTGCACACGCTAAAGAATCGCAGCACGTTATTGATGAGATTTATAAGTTTTGGGGTGGAGCTTCAGAACTTCAACAAATCATGTCTAAAGGGGCTGCTGAACGTCATAGCGAAGGCAGGGAACAAGATATCAATAAAGACGATCTTTTAAGCCTAAATAAACTAGTTTCTGATTTATGGGGCGGTATTAGTAGCGGTGTAAGCTACAGTGGATATAAAACTCTCACAAAATTTATTGGAAATGCCGTGTTTGAAATCAAAGAATAAAAATATGGAAGCGTACTCAAGCGGTTTACGAGAGAAATTTACTAAATTTCCGAGGTCTAAAAGCCTCCGTGGGTTCGAATCCCACCGCTTCCTTTTTTAATATGGATACGTATTATACAAAATTAACTTTTAAAGGTAGGCCTTTTAATATAGGAATAAAACCCGTTGATTACGATGGCTATGATATTGAAGTTCGTGTAAAGGGTCCATTATCAGGAGATGATTTTCAAGCTTTAAGACAATATCTTGATAATGAAGGTTATTTAGAGATGGCCAGAGAATTTATTGATAATTAAAATATATGAAAATTAAAGAACTTATTGAATTGTTAGAAGAAGAGAACCCAAAAGCCAAAATACTTTTTGAGTTTGAAGGCGCGGAATTAATTGTTAACGAATGGGATTTAGAGTCTAGTGATAATCTTGTAGTCGTAAAATTGGTAGAAAAATAGATTGACGCATCCATAAAAATTCATTAATATTCACGTATATGAAAAAACGTGGTAGAAAAGCTGGAAGCGGCAGTTTCATGCAAGTGTCGCTTGAAGAACTCAATCGTGTACTAAAACCCAACGCGCGCGTTGTTATCTGGAGTCGTTACGGCCAGATGCTCGGCATTGAGGGTAAAAAAATTGAGGCAAACTACGATACTCTAGTGGCAGCAGTCAAGGGCGGCACTACAGAAGTTGAAATCGAAACTTTTGGCGCGCAACCTGTAGCCAAACAAGACGTTAAAAAACAGGACAATGCGGAAGAGCTTATTCCCAAGCCGTCAGTTTCTTTTGAGGTATTTTAAAATGAAAACTTTTATTAAGATCTTGTGGCCGTTTGCCGTTTCAATTTGTATTTTTATAATCGCCGCATTCATAATGGGTATTCCGATTGCGATGCTCTGGAATATTTTTTGCCCTAAAGTGTTTGGTTTGGTTAAAATTGACTGGGTAGATGGCACATTACTCTATCTTTTGTGCAATCTTCTTTTTAAGAAAATAGATTGACACGTTTATAAAAACCTATTAGTATTCAAATATGATCACTAAAAAAGACTATACAAAAGACGGTAGGCATCCCGAAGATGTTATCTACAAGGAAATGGAGTTTCGTAGTGAGGTAAGCAAAATGCTCTCGCAAAGATTCGAACAGCTTGTAGTTGATTTGCGTCTTACTGCTGATGGTGCGGATCATCTTATGAATTATTTTGATAATTACAATTTCCTGCATGACAATCAAGAGATTCTTGAATTTGATGAGTTTTTGTCTGAAAATTATGATATTGAATATGGAGACATACATAAATGACTGACGAACTTACAATTAAAATCAAGGCAAGTTCATGGGCGCGGGTTACGCGCGAACTTGACGAGGCGTTAGAGAAACTTTCTGATTGGGAAAACTCGGCCAAACACGTCGAGTCCGACCATTCCGACGAGGTTCATTGCGGGTGTGTTCCAGTTCTGCGGAAGTTGCTCTCAGACGCGAGGAAAGAGCGCAACGAGGCGCGCGCGGAGTGTTTAGAACAGTGCCGTTTGCTCGCTATGAGTGGGGATCGTGAGGCTAAACTACTTGGAGAGCTTGAACGCGCGAAAAAATCCGTAGATCATTCTACATGGGTTCATGGCGTTTGTAATCCGCCGTCTCCTGATTGGGAGAAGTCTAGAAGTTCACAAATGTATTGACATCCCCTCCTAAACAGGATAGACTCGGGAACAATGAAAAAAGAACTACCCACTAACACAATTACTGAAATTGATTTGCTCGAAGCGAGCATTGAGAAGGCTCTTGATAGCCTAGATGATACCTATCAACTAAACTGTAAAGTACTGCTTGAAGCAAAAGTTCTTATTCAAGAGTTTAAAAAGAATCAAAAGCGTAAAAAGCGTTAGTATATAATGAAAATAAGAATTAACAATATTGGTGCAGAGAAAGCTGTATACATTGGTAAGTCTCCAGAAGATGCTGATCTGCATGTTGATATTGTAAAGTATCATCCTAATCGATATTATGGTGAACTTGAGAACTATATCAAAGATGGTTGGAAGGATTGTGGAACATATATCAAGTGTAAATGCGGATCAATTGACAAAAATTGCTTCGATAATCCAGAAACAAATTATGTCATAGCAACTTTAAAATACAACAAGAAGGAAAATTGCACAGAGTTGACTTCAGTTTGTGATAGGCTACTATACATTGAGAATGAAGACAAAGAAGACTTCTGGGAGGTTTATAGGTTAGCTGATAAAGAGATGATAAAAAAAATTAGTAATGAATAAGAAGATTCCATATGATTTAAGTTCAGAAGAAATTGATGAATTAAGAAAAAGAAAAAAAGAAATAAGTGATTTTGTTTTTGAACAATTTAAATTAAATAAAATGAATAGAAAAATTAAATTTCGATTCTGGAGTCCTGCTGGCAAAGCATTTATAAAAGACTACAAATACAATGGTCTTGTAGATGAATTGTTTGATGAGAAAGAATATGATCTTCTTATTCCACAACAATTCACAGGACTCAAAGACAAGAATGGCGTGGAAGTTTATGAGGGCGACATTATTAATTTCTCTTGTAACTACACTATGGACCTTAGCGACCGTGACGTAATTGATTACAAAAATCAAGAAGTTTATTATGATGAGCGTCTTGCTGGATTCTATTTCGGCAAAGATGGGTTTCAAATTCTTGATAAAATTATGGAAGATACTATTGAAGTTGTTGGGCATATTTTTGAGAAATAATATGAATGATAATTGGCTTAAAGACATTCATAATAGACAAATCAACAAGGGCGATAAGGTTCTGGTTTATATTCAGAAATATGTGCGCGCGCACGTTGGCGAGAATGTTTATGAAGTTGATCCATCTAAACCATATCCAGTAGCCGATGTGCCAATGGCGCGTGGGCGCGTAGAGTGGGAAAAAGATTTTAACAGTTTTGTTGTGCGTTACGATTGGACTTGTGACGCTTGGAAACATAAATCCGCATCTCAAATGGAAGGCGGTAATTATGCTTACGAAATAATAAGTTGACTTTTAAATCAAAAAAATATAATATCATTAAATAAATCAATATGAAAATTGAAATTACAGACGATAGCCTAGATGAAATCATTTTGAATGGTCTAGAAGAACAGAGGGATTTTATGTCTTCAGATTTAAAAAAATTAAAAAAGATTAAAAATCCAAAGCGTTACGTTCAAGAGGATATTATATATAATACCAACTGTTTACAAGCTTTAAAGACGGTAATCGCGCATTATAGTCCAAGCAGCAAGGCTCTGGGAGATTATTAAAATGAAATATAAATTTGTAGAAACGCAGGGTTGTCTATATTTTGGCTTCACTATTAATGATGAAGAAATAGATGATGTGCCCAGAGAAAAACAAAAAGAAATTGTAGATTATCTTTGTGAACAGATCAAAGAAGGCTTCGCTAATGGAAGCATGTCTGTGCTAGACATTGTAAAGACATTCCAAGTACATTATAATGGAATGGAAAAAGAATCTTGCGATCAATGTGGAGATAGAGTATATTGGGATATATGGGAGCTATGAAAGAAGAAATACCAGAAAGTTTTTGGGAAGCACTTGTCGAAGTTAAAGACAAAGATATTAATGAATTAAAAACCCTTTTAAAGGTCATGGATCAAGCCAAACACGCCGCCTTGCAGCGCGAAAGTTTTGCCGTGGAAGGGCGTGATAAAGCGAGAGAACTTTTTCAAACCGCGATGGAGCTTGCCAAAAAATATAAAGACGAGCGCGATGAATGTCAAGTTGAGCAGGGTCGTGCTTTAAAAGCGTGGACTGAAGCGGTATCCGAACGCACCGCTGCACTGTTAGAGCGCGACGAATACAAAATCGGACATGATCGTTACGAAAAATTGCGCCGATTAAATTTGCAACAAATTAAAGAGTTGTATTTAAGAAATTTGCGAACTGGAGAGCATTTTGATACGCTTGTCGATAAGTTATGAAAAAACAAAAAGAAATATGGGTAGATTCTTATTATTTTCCAGAAACATATGAAGTGTCTAACTATGGAGAGGTTAGGAATAAACATTCTAAAATAAATAAAAAGCTTCAAGGGCATTTTTCTAGAAAAGGTGGTAGTTGTAAATACTGGTTTGTAGGTTTATATAGAGCTAAAGACAAGGCGGTACAACGAATTGGAGTTCATAGATTGGTATACTTATCATTTTCCCCCAAAACTCTTTTAAGTAAATGTATTCATCACATTAACCATATTTCAACAGATAATCGTCTTTGTAATTTATCAGCAGTTGATAGAAATTCTCATAGCTCAAAGCATATGAAATTAAATGTCAAAAAAAATAATTGGCCTTTATCAAAATATTTAGTAAAAAAAGGCGATAATGGAAAAAAGTGCCCATCTTATGAATTTGACTTGATTGCCATTGACTCTAGTAATATTATCAAACATGTCATTTCTGGAGTAAATGATTTGATTTCGCGTGGATTTTCTAGAGGAGCCTATAGAGTCGCAAATAATTATCAAAAAACACATCGCGGTTTAATTTTTAAAAAAGCGTATTCAGGACATTCTTATAAAGTCGGAGATATTTACGAAAAAAAAACGAAATAAAAATATGATAACTGATAAACAAAGATTAGATTGGTTGCAAGAAGGGCATGAAGTTGTTGCTCTTGTATCCAAAGATGGTAAAGGTACTGTATATACAACTAATTTTGTAGAGCAAGATTGGGCCGAGTTTGAAAGCGTTAGAGACGCTATTGATTTTGGAATTAATTACAATAAAAAATTGCTATAATTAATGAATTACTACTCTGAAACCATATTCAATATTGTTTGGAATTTAGAGAATATTCTTAAAAAAGACCCAGATTACTCTGTTAAGAAAGATGACGTAGAAATACTTGATAGGGCATCAAAAATAATGCATAATATTGTTAAAGAATTAAAAGAAAGAAACGCATGACAGTTGGACAATTAATAAAAGAACTACAGCAACATAACCCTGCTAAAATAGTTTTAGTATCGGGTTATGAAGAAGGATATGATTCTCTTCAAGAAGTTCGTGAAATTAAAGTTAAATATCGACCCACGGACAAATATTGGTGGAAAGGGGAATATTACGATTATCCTCTTGACGAATGTACAATAGATGCTATACTACTACCAAGATGAAAGAAGAACTCGAAATCCAACTAGTAAGTAAGTATCCAGACATTCTGCGCGATTATAAGGGCGACAAAATGGTAACCTGTATGGCATGGGGTATGGAATGTGGGGATGGTTGGTATGATCTTCTTGATGATCTAATGAGCAAACTAGATTTTCTTTCTAAAACGTCTGGGGTCCAAGTCGTAGCCGATCAAATTAAAGAAAAATTTGGGACTCTGAGATTTTATTATAGCACGATTGTAAATGGCGAAAAAATTAATGAGGTAATTTTTGGAATTATCGGCAATACCGTGGATGCTGCAGAAAGAAAGTCTGAAAATACTTGTGAGGTATGCGGTAAGTATGGCGAGCTACGCAATAAAAACGGATGGCTCAAAACGTGCTGCGATAAGTGCGCGGAAGAAAAAGGGTATGCTCTTGATAAGAGTACACAGTAATATTTTAAGTTAACACACTTAAAAATTTATTCTGTAATAAATTGTAAAATAGTCCTTGTAAACTGTAAAAATACTGGTATATTGACAATATGAACTACTTCGATGAAATGATAGGCCAAGAAAAGACTAAAAACATTTTGGGCTTTTACGTTGACGCTTTTGAAAAAACTGAACTGCTGCCCAACCTGTTTATTGTTGGTCAGCGCGGACAGGGTAAAACCATGCTTGCAACACAGGTTGCCAAGAATTTGCGCTCTACAAGTTTGGGGCGCGTTAAACCCATGCTCACAATCAACTGCTCCACGCTGAAAAACGTGCGCCAGTTTATTGAAGACATTGTGCTTCATTATGTGCGCGACCAACACATCACGCTTTTCTTTGATGAGGCGCACGAAATGCCGAGTCAAGTTCAAACCTGCCTGTTGACAATCTTAAATCCAAATAAAAACAATATGAATACCCTTCGTTTCGAAGATTATCAAATTGAATTTGATTTCAAAAAGGTTAGCTTTATTTTTGCTACTACCGACCCTCAAAAAGTTATTAGCCCCCTCAAAGATCGTTGCAAGATGATTCACATGGAAGAGTATAAGCGTCAAGATCTTGCTAAGATTATTGAAGATAATAGTGAAGACGTTACTTATTGCCCCGAAACGCTTGAAGATATTGCAAGTGTTTGCCGTGGCAATGCGCGTAACGCTACCCTGATGGCTAAAGATAATATTATTCAGTATGCGCGCCGTCATGGGGTGACTGACATTGATAAGGCTATTTGGGGGAAAATCAAAGATATTCTTGGAATTTTACCGCTGGGTGTCGAAAATACCGAGCTACAAATTCTAAAAGTTCTCAAGGACAAGTATATTTGTTCGCTCACAAATTTGAGTGCGGTTACTGGTCTTTCGACAAACGCAATCCGTGCAGAGTTTGAATTGTATCCGCTCAAGCACAGTCTGATGGAGGTAGCACAGGGTGGCCGTCGTTTGACCGCTAAAGGCCGCGAGTATCTTGAGAAAATCGGAGAATAATGGATTTATTTTTGATTATTTTATCTATGTATCTCGTATGCAAGGCTTTAGAAATAAAATCAAAACCTTGACAAACTATCAAAATACATATATACTTTATAAATGATGAAAACTGAAAATAATACAAAGCTGGTTCCAATCAATAACCTTCAACACGGGGATAAATTTCAAATACCTTCTGTTAAGGACACGATGCGCGACTTGACCTTTATTTCTTCTACGGATACGAGTACGCTTATCGAGGGTCAGAAGCGCGACACTATTAATGACAACTGGAAAGGTTTCCGATTCCACGTTTCTAATGGAGTAATGGTTCAACTTGTTGACAAGTTTGAAGAAAATTTTATGGAAAACACAAACACCGCGACTGCTACGGCAGCGCAAAATACAGGAGAGGCTTCCGCGCCCAAGCGCAGGGGTCGCCCCTCCAAGGCAAAGCTCGCCTTCAATCAACTCAAGGGGGTTGCTGGTGAGTTCACGGTTAGGGACGTTGTCGAGAGCAACGACATCAAGGAGTACGAGGTTCACAATTTGATCCGCAGCGCGGTTCAGAGTGGGAAGGTTCGTGTGGTCAAGGAGCTTGTTGGTGGGCGCGGTAAGCCACGCAAGGTCTACAAGCTGGCCTAAGTGTAATCAAGATTAATTCCAGTCAAGCATAGATGGCGATGCACGGGTTTTGTAAACCTGAGAGTAGGATTCGAACTCCTAGACTGGATTAACTCTATATATAAATTATGATTAGTAAGCACGTTAACGAGATCCTAGAAGTTTGTAGGGAAAACTATCGTACCATTAAATGCGTAGAAGCTCTACATGATTCGTACAAGAAATTCGAAATTGAATCGAGTAACCTTTATCCTGATTTGGAATCCAAAGATGTTTTTGTTCTAAATAACAATAAAGTTTTTACTAGCGATGATCTAGAGTTTGCAGCGATTAATATTATTAATGGTAATGTAGTAGTATTTCTGGGCAATTACCGTTTCTACTTTAACGAAGAGACATTTAAATTTAATTAATTAAAACGGGGCGTAGCTTAGTTTGGTAGAGCGCCTGCTTTGGGAGCAGGAGGCCGCGAGTTCAAATCCCGCCGCCCCGACCACTTAATAATGAAATGGGCAGAGTCATACGCGCAGGGAGATAGTGCAGAGAAGAGGTTTGCCACCACGTTGTATAAATGTATTTTTGCAACTACCCATGAAAATATCCATGAGCATTGGGATGTTCGTGATGAGGAGTTCAAGTATGAC